ATGACGACAATTACACACCGCTCAGGCTGCCACCCCGGCAGCAGGCATCGGGCCAAGGCCACCCGCGGCTTCACGATGGTCGAGCTGATGGTGGTTGTGGCAATCCTGGCCATCCTTGCGACGCTCGCAGCCCCCAGCTTTTTGCCTCTCATCGAGCGCTGGCGCGTTCGGGGCACGACCGAGCTTCTACAGAGCACTATGTACTACGCCCGCTCGGAGGCTATCAAGCATGGCGGCGACATCGTCATTGCACAGAAGACCAGCAACGGGTCATGCACCTCTACCGGGAACACGGACTGGAAATGCGGCTGGGTTGTGTTCTTGGACGTGAACAACAACAACACACAAGACGCGTGCAACCCCGCGCTTCCGAAAAACGAATGCACGCTCCAGGAAGTTGATCCCTCTGAATCGCTGGAAATCACGCTCCCCACGAGCGTGGGGTATCTCAACCTGGACCGATGGGGCACCATCAAAAACAACGACGCCCTCACAGGGGTAGGGTTTGAAGTAGTTGCGAAAGGCCGCATGCTCACGGATACCAGCTCTTTCAAGCTGTGCGTCCCCGCCAGCGGTCGAATCATGCGTGTGAAAGGAACCGAGTCATGCTGACAACGATGCCGACGATGCGGCGCCCAAACCCATACGCTCAGGCTGCCCTAGCTAGCGTCACCTTCAGCGCACTGCTTGTACTTGCACTGTTCCTTTCCGGCGCCCTGCTGGGCAGTGGCGCTGCGATCAACTCGCTGCTCGCCCTGAGCTCGCGCAAGTACAACCCGTTTGCTTGGCTCGGTCCTGAGAACCTCAGCAATGCAGAACTGGGCGTTGAGATGATGATGGGCATCGCAATCTTGGGTGTCTCGGTTGTGCTGTTCGCGCTTTCGGCGCTGGCGATCCGGCTATTGCGAAAGCCCTGAGCTCAAGAACGACAAGGCCCGCGCGCGATGCGGGCCTTTTTTTATTCGGCGCCCTGCCCGGCCAGCCTGTCGCGCAGGCGAAAGCCCAGCAGTGACCACACCTTGTTGACGGCGTTCTCGCGCGCGATGCGGCGGCCGATCTCGGCGTTGAAGTTCTCCGGGCTGGCGCAGGCGCTTTCGCCGGTGACGGTGAAGCCGTTGCGCAGGACGAGGACGCAAAAGGTGAGCAGGCCAAGCGTCTGATGCGTGGCCTGGCTCGGCGTGCCTCCGACCGGGTGCACGTCGCCGCCTGCGCGGTAGGCACCTTGCACGCCATCTGCGGCGGTGAAGTAGTGTTCCGAGACGATCTCGGCCTCTATGTCGGCCGGCGTCACGCGCGGGCCGGCGCTGGCGCGGGTCAGGATGTCACGCTCCAGGGAGTCGGGGCCGGGGTCCACGACGGGGAGCGAGGTTGGCGCGGCCTCGTAGGTCGTCTCGAAGATGTCGCGCTTGCAGGGGTAGATTTCGCCCTTCACGCCCGTAATGAGCATGTCGTCGCGGCCCATCTTCATACTGCCTTCGAGCGTCGGGATGATGTAGCAGTCGTTGGCCTCATGCGTGACCGGGTGGCCGTTGTAGCTGAACGACCAGGGCATGCCGTTCAGGATGTTCGACTCGCGGCCTTCGGCCTGGCACTGGGCGATGCCATGGGCGACGAGCTGGTCAAAGGTGATGGCCGTGATGACGACGGCCTTCTTGCGGAAATGGGTCATGGGTTGCTTTCAGGGGCGCCGGCTGCCGGCCGGCCCGGGTTGGAATCGGTGAGCAGCGCGCGGTCCACGTCGATCTGCCGGCGCAGCAGCACTACTTCGGCGTCTCGCCGGACAAGATCGCTTCGGAGTCCTGAGACCACTTCAACCCCTCGGACAACGTGCGCGTCGAGGGCTGCGTGTCGATCCGCAAGATCGCTGCAGGCAGCGGCGCCGGCTTCGGCCATCGCGCGGTAGGTTCCGGCCCGGCGTTCGGCGTCTGTGCGCAGCCGGTCAGAGCGAGCAAGATCAGCGCGAGCAATAGCAGCTCGAACGGGCTCAGAAGTGGTGAACGCATCAGAGTTCTCCTGGGTGGCGGCGGCGTGGCCGAATTCCTTGAGGCTGGTGGCGGCCTCGTGCTTGAGGGCGGCAGTAGCCCGGAACCGGTCGGCCTCGGCCACCGTGACGCGGAGCCGGGCGTGGTCACGCTGCTCGATATGCAGGCGCCAGGTCTGCGTGGCTAGCAGGCCCAGCAGGACAAGGCAGGCTGCCTGTAGGGCGTAGGCCTTGATGGCGGCGATCACGTCAGCCCCTCGCCACACTTGACCGTCTCGTCCGCCCGCCGGTTGGCCAAGCCCTGCACGAACGTGTAGACCTTCTCTCCGGTGCGCGGGTCGATGTGACTGGTGAAGCTCCAGACCAGCCGGCCGTCGTCGCCCCGACTGATGCGCTGGCAGCCGTGCTGCCACTCGCCACGGTTCCAGGCCTGCATGGCGCCGCTGGTGCACGTGCTGGCCGCGCCCAGGTTCCACGCGTGGCTGCTGGCCATGTCCAGCACCGAGGGCGGCGGCAGGCGCTTGAAGCACGGCAGCAGCGCGCGCTGCACGCGCTCGATGGCGGCGGCCTCCTCGGCGATGCACTGCTCCTCGGTCCAGCGGTCGCCGACGCGGATGGGCGTGGCGGTCACGTGGCGCGTCAGGCCGTTGCAGACCGTGGGCAGGCCGCCGGCCAGCTTGTCGGCGTACACGGTCAGCACGCGGCCCTTGCCGCTTTCCCATCGCTGCAGGTGGTCGATCAAGGCCGGCGACAGCAGAGTGACGGCGCCGCCCAGGGCGGCCACCCAGATGACCTTGGGCTGGATGCCGGACCGCGGGGCGTTCACAGCTCGTCCCAATCGGTGGTGCTGCGCCGGCGCGGGGCGCGCGGCTTGAGCCAGCCGGCCAATTCCAGAATCGGCCGCCAGACCTTCTTCCAGGTCCACTCGAAAATGAGGAGGAAGGAATACAGGGCCGCCGCAGCAGCTGCAGCCTCCTGCCAAGAGGAAATGCCGACCGCCGCCCAGAGGGTGAAGAGCTTGGCCAGCGGGGCGTTGATGTTGCGGTCGTCCATGGGCCCGGATGATTCAGGGCGCGGGCCTGGGCGTCGAACCCTATAGGGGGGCGGGTGGCCAGCCGGCGGCCGTGTCGATGGCCTGCAGCGCAGCCGCGTCTTCGCCGGCGGCGTCAATCTGATCTTCAATACGCTGGCGCACGCCGGTCAGCAGCCCGTGGATAGAGCGGTAGGTGTCGTCTTTTGCAACGATGCGCGCGGCCAGCTCCAACCGATCCAGCCCGCGCGCCGCGCACGCCGCGTCGATCCAGGGTGTCGCGGCGGTGGGATCGGCCAGCAGCGCGCGGGCCTCTTGCGTCTGCACGGGCCAGCTCTCTCGCTCGCTGGGCGGGTAGTTCGCCGAGATGACGCGCATGCGGGTTTCGTACTCCGCCGCCAGAGCGGCGAGCAGCGTGTCGCGCGTGCTGATCTGCGGGGTCTCAGAAAACGGTGGGCGACGAACGATGACACCACCGATGACTTCTTCGATCATCTCGCTCATGTTCATGCCTCCGGCTCGAACATATAGTTCAGCGTGAAACTTGTGGAGCTGTCACCTCCTGCAGACGTAGTTGCCCACGCCTCGAAAGATCGCTTGAACGGTATGTCGGCAGTTGGCAGGGCCGTGTAAGCTGGAACAAAAAGTGATCCCGACATCCCCCCGCCCGCCGAACCCGCCACGAGGATGTAGCTTTGCGCAGCTGGATACGCGACGGTCGCGTCATAGACGTTCCGCCCGTCAATAAACACCTCCAATCGGCGGGAGCGAACTTGCGAATTCGGCTGCCTCGCTCCGAGGAACCGGATACTCCCCCGTCCAGACAGCGACAGCATGAGCGTCCTCGTATCCACAGCCAACGTCGCGCCCGTCTGGGATGAACCCAACAACATCTGTGAACTGCTGTTGGTCAGTGCCGCAGTTGCGTTGGGAAGCGCTGTCACTCGCCGATAACTGCGCGCCAGGTAATTCGCAACGTCGTCGGCTGGGTCCGTGCTGCCAGAGCCCGCCGCAGTAATGCGCTGGTAGTCTTCCCAGTCCAGCGGGCTCGTGACGATCTCCCCCTGGGCGACGGTCATACCGCTCTGCCAGATGCGCGGACGGCCGGCCGCTTCCGCCGCGATGCGCGCGAGTCGCGCTTCGTTGTAAATCACTGGACTGATGTCTGCTTTTGCCATGTCAGGCCTCCGAGGCCGTCATGCCGGCCCAGGAGCCGTCAGGGTTGTAGGTGTGCGTCTCGGTCCGGGTCAGGCCGTTGTTGGGGTAGCTCACCGTTACCAGCCGATCCTGCGCGTCGTAGCCGTAGTTCGTGGTCTCGCCGTCCACCGTGATGCTGGTCATGCGCTCGTCCGTGTAGGCCGGAGTCATGGCATCGGCGGGCTGCTCGCCGCCGCCGGCGATGGTCAGGTTCCCCGGGCCCAGCAGGCTCTGACCGTTCACGGTCTTGATGCTGACGCCGGACTGCAGCGTGTCCTGCTTGAGACCGATGGCATCCGACAGCGCCACAGTGGTGTCGTCCAGCTCGGTTTGGGTGGCCATGTCCACGGCAAAGCCGGGGTTGGGGTACTGGCCGGACAGCACGCCGCCGGCGCCGCCCTTCGGCGTGCGAGCATCGGCCAGGCGGGCGTCGTCCTCGGCCACCGCGCCAACTGCCGTCCTGGCTTCCTGAGCGTCGGCACCCGCCGCGATCACCGCAGGCTTGTCCGTCACATCGGCCCAGGCCACGCCGCTGGCGGACGGCTTCGGCGCCCAGGCCACGCCGGTCCACACCCAGGTCCTGCCGCCAGTGGGGTGCTCCTGTCCGATCGTTGGTGGGGGCGAGGAGGGAAAGCTCAACATCACACGTCCTTCGCGTTGTTGGGATAGGAGCGGCCCTCGCCCCAGATGATGCGGACGCCGCCGCCCGTCGTGGCCTCGCCACCGGCGCTGGACGCGATCGGTGCCACGACGATGGTGAGCGTTTCGCCCGGCGTGACCGCAATCGCCGTCTTCGTGTAGCGCAGGCTGCCGCCGACCTCCGAGGGGTATGAACTGTTGAAGCCGTAGCGGCCAGCGCCTCGCGGCGCGCCCTCGCCCAGGTCGGAGCCGTGGCCAGGTAGCGTGAAGGGCGAGCGCCGGCCGCCGGCGCCGCTGGCACCCTCGCCGTGCAGATACACCCCGCCGCCATGCTGCCGGCCGCCCGAGCTGGAGGCGGAACAACCGCCACCGCCCGCGCCACCCGCCCCGGCGCTGCCGTCCGCATAAATCGCCCCGCTGCCGTTGTGCCCGATGCCCCCATTGCCGCTGTACCCGCCGGCCCCGCACCCGCCGCCGGTAGGCCATCCGGCGCCGAGCCCGCCATCACCGCCGCCGAACGACGCGCCCGCGGTGGAGGTGTTGGACAACAGCTCCGTACCGCTGCGCCGGATGGCCGACAGCGCGTTGCCCGAGCCACCGACCACGGCCGCGTGGATGCTGGTCACGCCGGCGGGAACGGGGAATGAATAGGTGCCCGGCGTCAGCCACTCCTGCTGGCCGCCGGCCGGGTACACGCGCTTCCACACGCCGCCGGTGCGCACCCAGGCGCCGGTTACCCGCTTCCATGAGCCGCTGACGCGCACGAACAAGGCCGTGACGCGCTTCCAGGAGCCGGAGGTGCGAACGGAGATGCCTGGCATGCGTCAGGCCTCCCGCTGAAACCACACGTCGCCGTCCGAGCCGCCGGAGGGCGCGGACGTGCTGACCGTCTTGGCGCCGCCGCCCCACTTGGTAGAGTCGGTGGCGTTGACCGCATTCGTAGCGCTGTCGGCAGTCACTGCCTGCAGCGCTTTACCGGAGGTGTTGAAGCGCTCGACCAGCCAGACCAGCGTATTGCGCGTGGCCTGCAGCCAGTTCTGGATGTAGCTCGATCCGGTCGTAGGTAGCACCATGGTGCCGGCCTGGCCCACAATCGTGATCACCGCGGTGGAGGGGTCGCCCGGAGAACCGGTGTCGCCCTTGTCCCCTTTGTCGCCTTTGTCGCCTTTGTCCCCCTTCGCGCCGGGCGTCCCAGGCTCGCCCTGGTCGCCCTTGGCACCCGTCGCCCCAGTGTCGCCTTTCGCGCCTGGCTCACCAGGATCACCCTTGGCCCCAGGCGCACCATCCACGCCGTCGCGCCCTGGGGTACCGTCGATGCCGTCACGGCCATCTGCCCCATCAACACCTGCCGGACCCCGCGGCCCGGCGGGCCCGCTGCTGGTCACCCACTGCAGCGAGACCCCGTCGTCGTACAGGATCGAGAACGACCCATCCTGGCTCGACAGCCAGCCGTCGCCCGGCAGTGCACCCGCCGGCGGCAGCGCGCCGACATACAGCCGCCCGCCGAACGGCACGGCCGCTTTCGGGATGGTGTCGCCCGCCGGCAGCTGCTTGCGCCGGCCGGCGATGCTGACGAGGGGGCGCCGCGTTGCCATGGTCAGAGGATCACGTAGCCGTCGTCTTCGGTGATCAGCTCGGTGGCGCTCTTGGCCTTACCCAGGTACTGGCTGATCTTGTTGGCGTTGGCCGAGTCCGTCTCATCGAGCGGCACGGCAATGACGCCGCCCGCGGTGCCCAGCCAGTATTCGGCGCCCGGCGTCAAACCCGTCAGCTCGGAGTTGGTGCCGTCCAGCGGGAAGACCGTGGCATCGGCTGCCGATGCCACGGCGTCCAACACGTAGCCGTCGGCCGCCCGGCCGTTGGAGTTATCGGCCAGGCGCACCTTGGCCACGCCGCCGTCCGACCAGATATTGACCAGGTTGCCCGCGCTCAGCGCCTCGCTGGCCGGCAGGATCTGCGTGTCCGCGCCGATGCCCGCAGGCATCATCGACATGTCCAGCTTGCCGCTGGAGTCCAGCGCGGGAATCTTGCCGGCGTCCGCCGCGCCAGCGCTGGTCGCCTTGGCCTCCAGTTGCCGGGTCTTGCCGCCCGTGCGGGCGAGAAATCGTTGTGCCATGGTGTCAGTCCTCCAGTTGGATCGGGTCTTGGATGTCCAGGTAGAGCCTGGTCGGGGATGCCGCATGGCCCACGAGCACGTCGTAGCCATCGGCTGGGGGTGTTTGCGTCAGGGTGCCGCCTGGGCCCAGCCACACGCGGCCGGGCGTCCAGCTCCAGGCCGCGTCATCGACAGGGCCCGAGCGCTGCACGGTCACGTCGCCCGCGGCGGCCGTCGCCGTCAGCGTCAGGCCGGCAATCAGGTCGATGTGGTCGCCGTCGTCGTGGTCCAGGGCGCGCACCACGCCGGCCTCGTCCTCCCACACCACGCGCAGCGCGGACAAGGGGGCGTCGGCCTGGCGGGTGAAGGCCGTGCCGCCGGCGGGGCCAATGGGGCCGGGCCTGCCCTCGGGGCCAGGGATGCCGCGCGTGACGACGACCGTCTTCGGCGCGGACTCGCGCTGCACAACCGTTGTGTTGGTGGTGTGCGAGGCTACGGTCTGCGTCCGCGTGCTCTGCACGACAGTGCTGCCGGGCGTCTTGACGACGACCGTCTGGCTCACTTGGTGCCCTCCGGGCTCATGGTCACGGTCAGCTCGTAGTGGCGCTCCACGTCACCGTTCGGGCGCACGACCTCGACGTGCCCGATCGCCTCCTCGAATTTCAGCGGGCTCGTGTCATCGGGGCGGAACACAAGCGTGAGGGTGTTGCCCGCCAGCTCGATGCCGCCGTTCTCCGTGGTCAGCTCCAGCAGCACGCGGCTGCTGCCGACATCCGGCCGCAGCTGCATGCGCGCCGTGCAGCCGGTGTAGTCCTCGTCGGTGTAGTCGCTCTCCAGCACCGGCTGGCCGGTGCAGGCGTTGACCCAGCCATCGCAGTCGCTGCCCGTGACGGCAAACGGTAGGTAGCGGCGCACCAGCGGCTCGCGCTGGGTCGTGCCCTGGTACAGGGTGAAGGAATGGGCGACGGGGGTACTCATGCCCGGCAGTGTTCCGGCATGGCGGCTCGCGGTCGAACCCTATAGGGGGTGCGGCTACATCTGATAGGAGTAGGACATGCTGGACCCGACGCTGGCCCCAGCCGACACCATCGACCATGCGCTGGCCACGCCCTGCGCCTGGGTGGCCAGCATGATCTTGCCGGCCTCCAGCTTCATGTCTTGCACGTGCATCACGGCGTCGGCGTTGGACTTCGCCACGCGGAACGTCAGCTCCTTGCTGGCCTCGTACTGTTTGATGTCCGCCTCCCAGCGGCGCATGTACGAGCCGGCCTGCGCCTCGGCGGCAGACGCCCCCAGGCGATAGCCGTCCACGATCACGCTGGACATGCGCGCCGCTGCTTCCACCCGTGCAGTGGCGGCCGACAGCCGCGCACGCCAGCCGTCCCATTCCAGGCCCTTCGCGCCCACCAATGCCTGGAAGCGCGCCACTTCCACGCGCGCCACGTCGGCCTGGGCGCTCACCTTCGAGCCGTAGGCCCGGGCCATCGCGCCCACGGCGTCCACCTTGGCGGTTTCGGCGCCCACGCGCGTCTTGTACAGGTCGGCCTTGGCCGTTTCGGCGTTGACCGTGGCAACGAACGCCTTGACCTGCTCGCCGCCGGCTTGGATGCGGGCCTTCTCCAGCTCGACCAGCGTCTGCGCGGCGCCCACGCGGGCCTTGTAGATCTCGACCGCCGCCATGCGACCCTCGATCTCGGCCTTGTAGCGCTCGACCAGGCTCTTGTTGATGTTGGCCTTGGTCTCCTCGGCCGCCAGCAGCGCGCGGAACACCTCGACCTTGTTCAGCTCGGCCTTGATGATCGTGTCGTAGGCCGCCGCGTAGGCTTGGTAGCCTGCCAGCAGCGCCTTGAAGGCCTCCACCGCCGCGTTGTGCGCCTGGATGGCGTTCTCGGCCGTCGTCTTCGCGGCCTCGAAGGCCAGCATCTCCAGCTTGTAGCAGTCGTCCAGCAGGGTGCTTTCCAGCTGGAGAGCGGCCTGGATGCTCTCGCGCAGGTTCTGCTGCTCCAGCTCGGCCTGCTTGATAGAGATGTCGCGCGACAGGCCCGACAGCTTGTCGTTGTACTCGCGGCGCGCGTCGGCCAGCTGCCCGGCCAGCACACCGCTGGGCAGCGGAAAGCCCAGGGCCTCGGCACCGCGCAGCACTTCCTGCTCGCGCGCCAGGGCGATCTGCGTCTCCCGGTCGCGCGCACGATCCCATATCTGCTGCTCCACTGCCGGAGCCAGGCCGGTACCGCCCCCGATGCGCGCATTCAGCGTGGCCTTCAGGTTGTCCAGCAGCTGACTGGCGTAGCGCGCACCCGGCGAATAGGTGAACGGTGCCGGCTCCAGGATGGACAGCTGCGGGATGTCTTCCAGCTTGGCCAGCCAGTCCTCGTGCAGGTTCACGCCGCCGAAGCTGTGCGTCTGCAGCGCCAGGAACTCGGGTGCGCCAGGCAGCACCACGTCCGGCGCGTCCGGTACCGCCACGTCGCGCACCTGGGGCAGCGCCGGCGCGGTGCCGATCACCAGCTCCGGCGCCTGGCCGAAGTCCAACGTAGGCATGGTGATGTCGAAGTCGTCGATGTGCACCTCCCGCATCGTCGCCGTCAGCGGCCCGGGCATGCCGCCCGGCTCTACGAACTCGGCCGCGGGTAGCGATGGCAGGTTTGGGATGGGCGGCAAGTTCGGCGCGGCCAGGGTGTTCCACTGCACGCTGATCTGCCCGGGCTTGTACAGCGCGTCGTTGAACGCCTTGGTGGCGCTATCCAGTCGCGCCGCGGCCTGGGTGGCCAGGGCGACGGACTTGTCGTACTTGTCGTTGACGATCAGAACAGCGGGGTCGCTGATGGTGGCCATGGTCATACCCTCCGGGTCTTGGATGCGACCGTCAGCACCTCCACGCGGTCCAGCGTGAAGGCCTGGCCGGCCGGGTTGCTCAGGCCGAAGCCCAGGTAGTTCTCGCGGATGCCGCGACCGACGGGGCAGCGCGTCTGGCCGCTGGCGCGCAGCGGGAAGGGGTAGGCCCAGCTTTGCTGGGCGCCGTGCACCGTGAATTGCGCGCTGCCCTGCCCGTGCAACGACAGGTAGGCCATGGCGATGGAGTGCTTGAGTGTGGATTCGCGCAGCGTGCAGGGCAGGCGCAGTTCGGCCACGATGGGAATGCCAGCGTCGGTGTCCCCGCCAAGGAGGAACAACCCGGGTGCGGCACCCGCGAGCGTGGGCATGATGCTCTGGAAGGCCGGCCAGTCGTACTCGGACGCGGCGCCAGTGAGCGTGTTGCAGACGATGGTGTTCATGAAACTATGCGGAAACCGCGGTTTGGAAGTGACCCAGGTCCGTCGCCGCCATCCCCAGCAGTTCGGTGAGTTCTGCGCGCTGCTGTTGCGGGTCGATGGCCCATGCCCCCACCACAACGCCGCTCCGCACTGCGAACACCACGCTCCCCCCACTATTCGGGTCGGCCGCGAACACCAACTCGCAAGCGTGGGAGACCAGTGGCCTCGGCGCGTTGAGCCCCACAACCGTGTTGCTCAGGACCGTCTCGCCTGTTACCTGCGGGTGGGAGATGGTGGCCAAGTGGACAGGGGTTGTGACCTGCGCCGGTACCACCACGTGCGTCGAATCTACCTCCCCCTCGAACCAGACGCCGAAGATGGGGTGCAACTGGTTGGGGGTTCCGAAGGCCCCCGTGTTCGGCGGCTGCGCCGTAATAAACCCTTCGGGGATTGGCAGTGTCGTGGGCGACACAACTATGGATGCACCAGATTCAATGGCGAGGATTTGGTTGTTGCGGTGCATCACCACGAAGCGAGTCGTGATGTCGGTAGGGCTCGCCAGCTCCGTGCCTGGTTCCAGCGCGAAACCGCCGATGCGGACTTCCACGTAACCCACGACCTCGGCCAGCAGGTCCAGCCCCACGATTTCCTTGTATTCCAACGTCCCGGTCACGCCCAGGCAGTGGTCGGTGACGGTGGCGCCAGAGCCTCCAGGGTTCATGGTGCCGTTGGTTGACACCCGCTCAAACTCATGGTCGATGAGCAATGAGTACACCTCCAGATCCCCCCATGGAGCCTGCATGATGTTTCTCTCTTGCGACCGGGCTTTGATATTCGTGACGTAGCGCTGCCCCGGCCGGATGAAGGCACTCCCTCCGAAGGGGCCGACTTTCTCGAGGCCTGGGTCGCTCTGCAAAGTCGCAAAGCGGCGCAGCTCATACGGAGGCACCGGCATGGACGGCGTGATGACCGACTGGGCGTTGAAAAGGGCGTAGACCTCCAGTGACGCCGTGGTGAAGGTCAGCTCGTCGTACCGGTCTCGGTGCTCCGCAGTGACGTGAACGTCGACCTCCTGCTCGGCTGCCAGATACACCGTGGCGGGCTGGTCATCCCACGTTCGCCCAAGCACCACAGGGCTGTGCTTGGCGTGCCTGAACTGCACGCGCTTGTTGCTGCATGTCAGCGTCCAGATGTCGCGGTATCCTGCGGTTGTGGTGGTTGAGGATCCATCTCCCAGCAGCGCCGGGGCCGTCACGATCGAAGGCGGCACTTCAAAGCCGGAGACCTGCTCGCTGGTGACCTCCCAGCGCTTCGCCGTCGCCGGCACGCCCTCCTGCGACGGCTTGCGCTCTACCCATCGCGCCGCCTCACCAGCGACGATGCTGGCTCCGTAGGGGGCATCCGTCTTGATGCGCAGCTCGTGCGTGAGTGCCACGGCAGACAGCCACGCTGTATCGAACGACTCGGCCATGCCCGGCACCAGCAGCAGCGCACCGTCGGCATTCGACCCCAGCGGGAAGGAAACCGCCCGCCCGTCGCGGTGCCTGCTGTAGCGCGCGCGGCCGCGCATTCGCCGCACTTCCAGGTAGGGGCTGTTTGGGTCGGGTGCGGCGTAGAACTCGCCCACCAGCTCGGGAGGCGCGGCAGGTACGTCTGGCGTTTCGGCAAACGCGGCCTCGGCCAGCAGTTCCGCCTGGTAGATGCGGGCTCCCATATCGGTCTGCGCCACTTCCAGGTACAGCCCATCCGGCGTGATGACGCCGACGCCCGTGGATGCCGCCTCATAGGCAAGCCCGGCGAGCACCGACGTGGTGGTTGCGTTGACGTCCGAGGGCGCAGGGGCGCTGCTGTAGAGGCGTCTGCGGGGGAAATTCCTGTCATGTGCCTTCAACAGCGTGTCGTCTGTCAGGTATCGCGCACCGGATGCCGATACCCACAGACCGTTGCCGCCGTAGAACTGCGCGACCTCCCGAACCAGCCACTGTCCGCGGTACGTCACCAAGAAGAATCTGCGCGCTTGCCCCGGCGGTGCGACCACGATGCCGATGCCGCGCATGGGCACCTGCGCCTGGCTGGCGATACCGACCGGCCACACCTGAACGATGTGTTGACCGCCTACTGCCGTGATGCGGTAGTGCGAGCCATCCGGCAGGCGTCCTGCCTGCGCGTGGAACGAGAGCGGCGCCAGCCGCAGGGTGTCCGCAAAACGCTGGTAGGCATCCCGTGCCATGCCGATCTGGGGGGTGCTCAGAGACCCGCCCTCGGAGCGCAACTCAGGCACCGGACGCCCAAAAATCGGCGTGCCTGCCAAAGAAAAAGCGTACAGGTGGGCGAGCTGGCTCATGGGGACCACCTCATTGCGGCACCGCCAGGTACTGGGGCACGCCATCGACTTCCCGGAACGTCGCGCAGACCTCCCGGGCCGTGGTGCGATAGCTGTTGGCCGTGAGGCTTGCTGTCTGTCCGCCCGCAAAGCCAGCCACGACCTCCCCCCCGGCGATGCACAGCATGGCAGTGCCGGCGCCGGTCCCCTCGCCCAGCTTGATGCGGTCTCCGGGCGCGGCCACGCCAGAGCCTGCCACCACAGGCCCGCGGCGCGTCGGCGTGAACGACAGCGCGTCCCATGTCGTGCCGCCCAGGAATACCAGGTCCTGGGTGGTGCCCACATAGACGCCGTCGTCCACAGGCTGGATGGCCGTGATGGGCGCGCCCAGCGGCTTGAAGTCGCGCCAGTCCGCCAGGTGCGGCGCGCTGGGCCGGCTCGCCCACAGCACGTCTCCCACGGCGGTGAGCACGCGCCCGCGCCAGAATGCGGTGATCGTGCCGACGGGAAAGGCCTGCGCGCCCAGCGTGCGGCAGGGCAGCACCAGCTGCGCGTTGTGGCCGGTGAACTCGAAGCTGCTGTCCGTGGCCGTGCCTGCCAGGTAGGCGCCCTCCCCGTCCTTCCCGCTCAGGTAGACGTTGAGCGCATGGCCCTCGCGCTGCGGCAAGCCGTCCAGGCGCAGGCCACCCTGGGCGATAGTGACAGGATCGGAACTGATCGCCGGCCCTTCCAGGCGGTCAGCCAGACGCACGTGCGTCAGGTGGTAGCGGTACTGGCCCGGGTGCAGGGCGCCAAAGGCCACGTCGGGTGCGCCCAGGCCTGCAGGGGCTGGCACGCTGCGCTCCACGCCGGTCAGCCCATCCGTCACGCCGTGGATCAGCCCGTTGCTATAGGTGGTGCGCCCACCCGGCAGGTTGCAGTACCAGACGCGTTCGGGGCCCAGCGCAGGATGGATGATATGGCGCGCACCGTCCGGCTGGATGGCCGTCAGCGCCGCGCCGCAGGTGGCCAGCAGGTAGCCGGCCGCCTGATGCAGGTTCTTGTGGCACCCGTCTGCCAGCAGGGCGTACCCGCCGCGGCGCGAGATCTCACCGGTCAATCCGATGTCCACGTTCACCGCACGCACCAAGTCCTTGCCGGTCATGCGACGCTCGGGCAGCACGTTGTTGATGCCGCTGAATGCCTCGAATGTCAGCATGCGCTCCCCCTATCCAGGCCCGGGCGGCCGAAGCGCACCGGGCACAGCGGCCGGGCGCGCAGGGCCATGCCACCCAGCACTGGGACACCAAAGCGCACGGGCGCCAGGGACTCCGCCTGTAGCGACACGCCGGCCAGTAGCACGCGCGGCACGCCGAAGCGCGGAGAGCGACAGGGCGCGGCCGGAAACTGCAGCGCCAGGCGCGGTGTGCCAAAGCGCGCCGACCGCAGGGACTGCACCGCTGCGCCCTGCGCCAACGACGGAATGCCAAAGGTGCCGGCGCGCAGGCTGGCCGCGGGCAGGGCCACCGCGCAGCGCGGCGTGCCAAAGCGCGCCGGCACCAGGCTCTGCACAGGCCCACTTTGCAGATGCGCCTGCAGCGCAGGCATGCCGAAGCGCACCGGGCGCAGGGCAGCCGCCTGCAGCGCAATGCCGCCGGGTGGCATGCCCTGCTCCACGCTGGCCAACCCGAAGTTCGTCGGGCGCAGAGACGCAGCAGCAAAGCCGGTAGACGGCCCTGGTTGCCCCCCTGCAGTCACGACAGCCGCCGCGGCCGCGAGCGGCGACGGAGCAGAGGCGATGATCGTGCTCGTCTGCACGGGAACGGGCGGGAACGGTTCAGTCGGAGGGGTAAACCCTGCGGTGTACCGCGCCACACCCTTGGTGATGCGCAGCTCATCAACCTGCCCTATGAAATGCCGCTCAGGCTCGCCGTCATAGAACGCTGCGCCCAGGGCCACGCGGGTTGGGTGGAAATTCTCCCATAGGGTGGAGTCTTGCTGGTCCTCCACCCCGTCTACAAACAAGCGGACGTAATCCGGCCCGCGCGTCACGGCGATATGGTGCCACTGACCGTCGTTCACCGGGATGGTGCCCTCCAGTGACGTAGCCCCTGTCGAGAACGTCACAGCACCGAGATCGATACCCAGCTGCCACCCGCCATCCTCGGCGTAGAGCAAGGCGTAGTAGCCGTTCTGCTGGGTTCTGACCCACATCTCTATCGAAAACTGGTCAGTGCTGAATCCGAAGTCCGTGCTGGAGGGAATAGCGACGTACCCACCGGAGAGGGAGAGGCTGGCGCCGCCGAACTTCATCTGTCCCGTAGTGAGCGCGGCGCCGCCCACCGCCGATACCGACTTGGCGCGAGGGCTGCTGTCTGGAAGGGACGTGCTGCCGTGCGACCCATCGAAGTGCAACAGCAGGGAGACTTGGTCGTAGTATGGGTCAGCCATCGTGCTCACCCCACCGTTGCAGACTGCACCGAAACCGTCCCTCCGGCCTCCAGGGCCAGAGTGTCTAGGACCAGTCGCCCTGCGACCGGGGCAACACCGGCTTGCGCCGGCAAGGTCAGGTGCACCTGGCCCGAAGCGTCACAGAACTCGCCGTATGCGGCAGTGCCTGCTACGTCGACCGGCGCGCTCAGTCCTGCGGAGAAAAACGTTAGGCGACCTGTGCCCGGATCCACAGACCCGCAAGGGTAGGCCAACGCCACCTGTGCCAACAGGGCATCGCTGCCGCTGCGTATCCGCAGCTGGCCAGCCGCCATGCCTGCGTCCACCAAATCTCGGAATGCGGCGTGCGCGGCAGCCCGCGCGGCGGGCGAGTAAGCGGCATCACTGGGGGCTGGCACGTCAAGCTCCTCCAGCTCAGACCAGCGAGAGGATCTTGGCGGGGCCGTCCGACCACGGCACGCTCACGTCGCCGCCGTTGGTGTTGAAGGGAAACCCCGTGATCTCGTCGAGGTAGGCGATCAGCGGCGACGTGGCAGGGTTGCCGGTGTCGCGATACATGACCAGCGCCTTGGCGGTGCTGCCCGGGGCCAGGGCGCCGAAAGCAGCGTCGTCGGCGTCGAACACGCCGCCGACGACGGTCTTGCCGGCCAGCACGACGGGCGATCCGACCAGCGTGCCGGCGTCCGACAGGAACTCGTGCGCGTCGCTGTAGGTGTAGCCGGTGGCCACAATGGCCACGGCGATGGTGCCGGTGGTGAAATTGACCTGGCCGCCAAGGATCTTCTCGGCGCCCTTGGGGTAGAACTTGTTGGCCATGCGGGGCTCCTGCAGGTTGATGCCCTGCAGTGTTCCGGCGCGCGCCTCTTGCGTCGAACCCTATGCCGGGCGCGCTACCCCACCTCCCGCGCCATCTCCCGCATCTGCTGGCGCAGCGCCTTCGGGGCAGTGTCCGCGATGCGCTGCGTGCGGTCCTTGCCCATCTCGCGCACCCGCTTCCACACGTCCGGCATCCGGACCACGATGCGCTGCTCCGGGTTGTCCCGGTTCCAAGCCTCCAGGCGGCCACGAACGCGCCGCAGCGCCGCCTCGTCCTTCTCGAACAACGCCTGGGCCCACTGCGCCTTGATCTCCGAGGAGGTCTGCGTGTAGAAGCTCTTGGAGCGCTGCATGAAGCTGTTGGCCTCCTGCACCTCGGCCACGCTCTTGGGCTGGAAACCCACGGCCTTGGCCAGGGCCTCGTCCAGCGTGGTGTCGATGACCTTGTAGCCCTTGGCGTCCTTATAGATGCCACTGGCGGCCATGTCCGCGCCCTTGGCGGCATTGCGCACGGCCGTGGGCGAGATCTCCAGCGCGGCGCCAGCCACATCGCCCGTGAGCAGCTTGCGCGCGCCGGAAAAGCCGCGCGCCACCAGGTCGCCGGCCGGCCCGGCGATCTCCAGCAGGTCGCGCTCGCGGCTTTGCTTGGTCATCAGCAGCCCGGTGCCCGGCAGCAGGTTGCCCATGCCCAGCCGGCCGGAAACGTCCACTGGCGCGCCAGGCAGGCCGGAAACGCCCTGTTCCATGAACTCGGCCAGCTCCTTGCCCAGCACGTCCGACAGCAGCTGCTTGCGCCACTGCTTGCTGCTCAGGTTGTAGCCCATCAGCTGGGCGGCGCCGTCGATCAGGTCTTCGGCGTCTTCCATGAACGGCAGCCCGCCGGCCCCGCCCATCAGCAGCAGCATGGCCACGGCCCAGCCCACGGCCCGCTTGCCCTCGGGCCCGCCCTGCGTCCACATGCGCTGCATCAGCTCCAGGTAGCTGACGCTGTAGGTCTTGAAGGTGAACAGCGTGCCACCCACGGCGCCGCGCGCCCAGCGCGGCTTGTTGGCCTTGCTGTACAGGAACTGCGTTTCCAGCACGGCGCGGCGCGCGAACCCGGCCGGATCGGCCTGCCCCTGTTCCTTGGCCAGCCGGTAGGCGGCGATGAATGTGGAGCGCCGGTTGAACTGCTCGGCCAGGGCGAAGGGCTGACCCCAGGCCACCTTGGTGCGCTCCCAAGCATTGGACGCGGCCGCGCGCGCATCACCGGCCCGGGTGCCGTCTCCTACCCGCAGCGTGCCCGCGCCGCGAGCCTGCGCCATGAGCTGGTGGATTTCCTGCGGGCTGACCACGCCGTCATCCTCGGCCTGCTGCAGCGCGCGCGCCAGGTCGACCTCGTACTGCATGCCGCGTGTGCCCATGTCCTTGAGCGCGCGCGCCAGCTGGGCCCCGGCGTTGCGCATGCCGCCGTACTGGCTCAGCCACGGCAGCGTCACGGCAAATGGCTGCGTCGTGTTCACGAAGGCCGACGCCACTGAGCCTCCCAAGTACTGGGCGAACAGGAAGCCACGCACCGCCTGGCCCTCCTCCTGCGGATCCTGGATGTACGAGCGCAGGCCCATGGCCACGTCCTTCAGCTCGCCCTGCTCCTTCGGAATCGCGTTGATGGCCGCGTCCATGGTGCCGGCGTTCAGCCCGCCGGCCGCCTGGCGCGCGTTGCTGTAGACGAAGCTGGCCAGCACCCGGCCCACATCCTCGCTGTAGCCGGCGATGCCCTTGCGGTGGATCAGCCGCTTCAGGGCGCTGTGGTTGTTTTTCGTGAGCTGCAGGTACTGCTGAAAGGCCTTGTCCTGCGCCTGGTCGCCCTGGGAGTGCAGGCCCAGCATGTTGCCGAACAGCTCCAGGCTCTCGGGGGTGACGCCGGCGAACAGCTTGAAAGCCTGGTCGCTCATCGTGCCCTGGCTGATCCGCGCGCCGGGAAAGGCGCTGGCCATCTGCAGCTTGGCGCGGTTGGAATCCGCCATCGACTCGTACATCCCAAAGTACAGGCGCTCGCCCTGGGCGTCCACCACGTCCAGCGTATAGCGCCCGAAGCGCGACAGCGGCGCGTAGCCCTGGGTCATCAGCTCGCGGGCCTTGTCGTAGCGCTGGCGCAGCGCGTGCATCAGGTCGGCCAGGTGCTCGCGCGCATCCGGCCGATCGCGCGCCTCCTGCTCCAGCGTCTCCACCAGCAGCGTCAGGGCGTCGGTCAGGTTGGGCGCGTCCAGCACGGCGCCGCGCATCGGGGCGTAGCTCTCGCCCAGGGCGCGCAGCATGTCGGCGCGCGCCGTCGTATCGATGGAGCGGTCGATGGCCGCGCGCGCCTCCCGGTACAGGCCCGCCTGGTGCTCGGTCAGCCCGAACATGGCCTGCAGCTCCCGAGGTTCCCACACCACGCCTGCCTTGAGCACCTTGCTTTCGAAGCGGGCATTGACAGCCGATTCGTACTGCGCCAGCGGCAGGCCTTGCCACATCTTGAGCACAGCCGGCTCCAGGCGCCCGGCGCCCAGCAGCAGACGCGCCTTCTCGTCGGCCGGCAGGTTGGCGTACTTCTGCTGCAGGTCATCCACCAGGGCAGGCTTACCGTTCAGGTCGCGGCCCCAGGTCAGCGTGCCCTCGAACAGCGGCCGGGCCACGGCCTTGTTGTCGGCGGCACTGATGGGGCGCTTGGCCAAGTCGCGCCAGCTGTCCACGCGCGGCAGCAGGCGTGGCGCCATGTCGGCGGCGTCGCTGGCCAGCATCGCCACGTCGTCGATCTGGCGCTGGGCCGTCTCGAACACCGGCTTGAAGGCAGGCGAGCGCTCGGCCAGGTGGCGCATGGTGCCCACCGTCTTGTCCCACAGGCTGACTTTGCCCGGGTGGCTCAGCGCCGCGTCGATCTGCGCCAGCGCGCTGCCCTTGAGGTCGGCCATGCGGAAGCGGCTGAACACCGGGGCGTCGCCCTCATCCGGCGCCGCCTTTGCCTGGGCGCGCGTATAGCCACCCAGCTGCTTCTCCGTTAAAATCCTGCTGCGCCCCTGGGAAAGGGCAGACTGTCTGGGGAATTGGACCCCAGCGCTCTGCCAGATTCCAGGGGCGTTTTGCGTATGCACGTACTTCAGGTGCCCGCTGGATGCCAGGAACCCGGCAGCCGGCAGCCCTCCAGTGGTCTTGGCGTAGGCCGTCACCAGCAGCTGGAACGGCTCGGCGCTGCCGCGCGCCGCCGGCGTGGGCTTGGGCTCGATCACCATCATCACGGGGTATCCCGCTACCGTTTCCGGAGCGATCACGATCAGCCGCCCCGTGTCGCGCGGGTCGGCGTACACCGCCGCCGGGTTCTCGATCCAGCCCGGCACCTTCTTCCAAGCGGCGGCCGTCATCTCGGGGTGGCTGCCCAGCCCGTCGCGCAGGTGCGACTCGTTAAGCATCAGCGGCACGCGCGGGTAGCCCAGCAGGCCCATCACTTCCGAGGCATCCAGGATGCGCGTGCCCCCCTGGGCCTTGTCGCCGCCGAACAGTGCGTCGATGCGCGCCTCGTAGGTGGCCTGGGACGTGGGCGAGCGGCTGAAGCCCGGCCCATCGCCCTCGGCCGCTGCGCCCGCCTCGCGCCCGCCGCGCTCCACCCAGCCGCGCGCCGGCAGGATATAGGCCTGGATGATGTCGTCGTCCGTCAGGCGCAGGTTCTTGAAGCCCGGCACATGCGCACGCAGCCAGTTGCGGATGGCCGCCACCGCGCGCCGCACGAAGTGCAGCTGCGGGTTCTTCTCCGCCATCTCGGCCAGCACCTCCTCTGCTGCCGTGCGCCGGTCCAGGTGGCTGACGCCGCGCAAGCCGTAATCCTTGATCTTGGCGTTCACCTCCGCCTTGCGCATGGTGGCGACCTGGTTCAGGATCGTGTCCAGGTCATTGCCGAACTTGCCCCGCAGGCCGTGGTGACCCAGCACCTCGTGGTAGAGCACACGCGCTGCATCCGCCGGCGTGTTCAGGCGCGAGGCCATCAGGTAGGCCTTGCCTCGCCAGTAGAAGCCCTCAGGCGCTCCGCTGGCCCCGCCGCTGCGCTGGCGCAGGTCTGCCCGGCGCGCGGCATCCGGCACTGCGAGATCCTGCATGTCAAACGCCACCACCACTTCGGGGGCGTTCGACCCCCACGCGGCGCGGATGGCATCCACTGTTTGGCGCACCGACGACACAGCCTGCTCGCGTGCAGCATCCGAATACCTGGGGCGTTCGCCCAGCACCACGCGCTGCATGGCATCGAAGTCGAATGGCTCAGCAGCGTCGCGGCGGAAGAGCACCGTCGCCCCGCCCTCCTCCCGCGTCTGCACCGCCTGGAAGAACGCATCGAAGGCCGCGCGGATCTGCGGCAGCTCGCCGGCCGTCGGGTACGGGTAGGCCCCCTCCAGCGCAAACGCCGCATCGCCCACCACGTTGGCCAGGTAGTCGTTGCCCGCGCCCTGGTCCTGCAGCTTGGCGATCACGTAGCTCTCAAAGGCCCGCGCCGACATCTCCGGCTTGGTGCTCCAGTATTCCTTCGTGCGCCGGTCATCGAGCTTACGGCTGCGCTCGTGCATGCCGGTGCGGTGGATGGCCGAGACCACGTCGCGGAACGCCGCGCGCATCTCCTCGCGCACACCGTCGCCGCGGCGCGCGTCCTCGCTCATGAAGCTGCCGGCGTCGCCGCGCTGGCGCGAGAAGTAGTTGTCCAGGCCGTGCCACCACTCATGGGCCAGGCTGCCCGCGCCCTGGCGCTTGGTCAGGTTGATGACCACCTCGCCGCGCTCGTAGTGCGCCGCGGCCGCGTCCACGCCGCCTGACCCGCGCGCACCGAAGGCCAGGCCCAGCCGGCCGCCCAGCGACAGCGCTCGCGGCGGCAGCTCCAGCACGCCGGCCAGGTCCATCAGCGCGTCGTAGGCCTGGTTCAGGTCCTGCTGGCGCCGCGCGCCTTCCACGTAGTTGCCGAACTGCACGCCCCGAAAGCCGAAAGTCTCCTGGAACTGCGCCGGCGCCACGTCCGCGCCCTGGCGGTGGTCCTGGCCGATGCGCGGTGCGTTCTCGGCGCGGCGCACCGGCGGCACGGCCTTGTACTGGGCCAGCAGCTGCTCCAGCTCGGCCTGGTGGCCGGCCAGGTACTGGCGCGCGGCCTTGATGTCGGCAAAACCCCCTTTGAGCTCGGCCACGTTCTTGCCGATCTTCTTGCCGATGAAGAACGCCCGGGCGCCGCCGGCGCGCTGGCCGTAGATCTCGAAGCTCGCGCCGCGCGTGGGCGCGCTCTCCTCGGCCAGCAGCTCGGCAGCCCGTTTCTGGAAGGCGGCAATCGCCGCTTCGCGCGTGTCGCCGCGGGCCAGCTCGCGCGGCCAGTGGCCGAAGGGACTGGCCTTGGCCTGGCGCTCCACGGTCCACAGGGTGCGCGGCGGATCGTAGGCCACGCCCTCGTACATCGAATACCGGGCGGACGACAGGTGCACGCCCTTGAGCGAGCGCGCGTGGCCCACGGCCTCGTACAGCGCTGCCTGATTGGCCACGTCCCGGACGCCGGCGCGCTCCAGCTCACGCGTGACGGCGGCCGCGTCGGTGCGGCCCGCCAGGATGTCGTCCGCGAAGCCCCGCAACGCCTGTACCTTCTGCGCCCAGGCCTTGAGCTTCCAGGCGGTCTGGGGTTTGGTGGGCACGGCGTCGCGCAGCGCGCGCACCAGGGCCACGGCCTGCGGCGCGGCGCCGCCCTCCTGCAGTCGGGCGTAGTCGGGCTCGGGCCAGGTCTTGGACAGCGGGTGCGCCTGCACGTCCAGCTCGCGCGCCTGGGCCATGCCATCGGCGTAGGCCTCGGCGTAGAGCATCTTGCGCGCGCCGCGCAGCTCCTCGCCGAAGTCCTCGATGCGCTCGGCGGTGGACTGCGGTGCGGCAGCGCGCGCCGGGCGCTGGGCCTGCGCCCCTGCTTTTGCTCCTGATTCAGTAGCTGCTTGCGCTTGACCAGCAAGCGCTGGAGCGGAATTTCCCTTGCCATCTTCTGGCAGAGGTTGCTGGGCGCTCGTCTCCGGGTCAACCGTCTGTCTCGGGGCGCGCTCCACGGGGCCAGCCTTGAACTCCCGCGCACTCGGCTCCGTCGCATGCGTGCGCTCGCGCTCGTCGGCCTTGTCCATCCAGGCACCGCCCTGCTTCTCGACGGCGCGCACCGTAACGCTCCAGCGCCCCGCGCTGTCCGACGGCGTGTAGGCCATCACGCGGTCGTGGCCGCTGTAGCCCTTCACGATGTTGCCCGGCGTGAAGTAGTCGGCGCGCGCCTGGCGCATCGCCTCCAGCTTGGCCAGCACCCCGCGGGCCGGCTTCTTGGTTGGGCGCCCTGCCTGGGCCGCTGCAGGCGCTCCTGATTCAATAGCTGCCGGCGCCCTCCCTGTAAGGGCTGGCTCGGCGTTTTGTGCAGATTCCTGCGCAGCCGCAGGCGCTTCGGCTTGGCCCGGCACGGCGACGGCCGGCTGCTCTGGCCCGGCCGGGGCGGCGGATCCCTCGGCGATAGGGGCCACCCCCTGCTGCTCCTGCACCGTCTCCAGCTTTGCAAGCCCGACAAAGCCACTGCCCGTGGGCACCACGTCATGCGTGCCCGACAGGCCCAGCCGATTCACCTCGCGCTGCGCCGCGGCCCGGCTGCCGAACGGCGTGCCGCCCTTGCTGGTGACGGTGTTGAACAGCGGGTTCCCCGCGTTCTCGGCGGCGATGGCTGCGCCCTGCTCGCCCGTGGCATCCAGGTTGTCGCGGTGGATGGCTGGCGCCACCTTGGGCTTTCCGTCCTTGGTGTACTGGCGCAGCCGGGGTGCGTCGCCAGCCAGGTCCGCCGTGCGCACCGTGACGTTGTCGCCGCGCACCGTCTTGACGGTGGTGAACTCCGGTTGCGCTGCTGGCGCGTTCAGCCCAGGCGCTTGTACACCGCCTCCTCCAGCCGGCGCGGCGGCTGCAGGTACTGGCTGCGTTTCTCCTGCTGCTGCTCGGCCAGCAGGCGGCGGATCTCCTGCTTCTTGCTGTTGCGGGCCTGCTTGGACGGTTTGGGCTTGGCGGGCAAGGCTGCCTCCTGTGGTGGGTGCCGCGGGCGCGGCGGGGCTGGGGATGACGTTCTGCGCTCCGCTTTCGATAGCTGTCAGCGCTTTTCCAGAAAGGGTTTGCGCCGTATTTGCCTGCGGCGCTCCGGCGGGCGCAGCGTCCTCGGTTAGGCGCGCGAACGTGGCATCAGCGCGCTCGGCGCCCGGCGCCGCGCCCAGCTGCTCGGCCGCCAGCTCGCCCTGCAGCGCCTGCTGCTCGCGCGCCGTGCGTCGGCGCTGGCGCTCCTGGGCCAGTTGCAGGCGCACGTCGCGCGACTGCGCGCCGCGGAAGGCGGTGGAAAGGTCGGCGTCCGACCACGCCGCCATGCCCGATGCAATCTCGCCCGTCTCGGCATCCACGGCCGCCCGCTCCTGCGGCTGCTTCTTGGCCTGCTTGGCAGCCTCGCGTGCACGTTCCTGCTGCACCTTGGCAACGGCTGCGTCTTCCTCAATGGCGGCCTGGGTATCGGCGGCGCTCTGCAGCTGCGCATGCGCGCCGGAATCGACCGCCTGCACCGCGGCGGCGGACAGCGTGCCCGCGCTGGCATCCAGGCCCATCGCTTCGGAAGGCGTCTGCGCCCGCGGCGCGGTCCCTGCGTCGCCCTGGGCCGGGTCGTGCGGCGCCTGCGGCTGCGCCATGCCGGTGGCGCTGGTGGTCTCCTGCTCGTCGGCCAGGGCTGCATCCAGACGACCGGTATCGAGCACGGGCGGCGGCGTGACGCCAGCGCGCTGCAGGGCATCCGCGTCCAGGGTGGGCGGCACGTTGGTGGCGAAGACGCTGGACTCGTCGGGCGGCAGGGCGGCGGCGTCGGCCCCTGGGCCTTCGCTCGCCGGCCGCCCGGCCGCAGGCGACTCGGCCACGCTCTCGGAGATGGGGTCGGCGCCGCGCTGGCGCGAAGCATTGCCTGCTGCACCAACGGCACCGCCGGCGCCACCCATCGCGGCGCCGGTGATCAGGCCCTGCGCCGCGGCGGCGCCCACGCCCTCCTCCCATGGCCGCTCCAGCGCCAGGTTCTGCAGCGCCTGCTCGGACATGGACTGCGGCATCTCCTCCAGTACGCCCTCTGCCAATGCACCCTGAGCCACCTGGCGCGGCATGGAATGCGTAGACGCTTTGCCGGCCGTTCGCGCCGCCCCTTGGGTCAGCATGGTGTCCACGTCGCCGATGCCAAGACGCTGCGCCACCTTGCCGCCCAACCCACCCAGGGCCGCTGTCGCCACACCGGACGCACCGGCCAGCGCCGCCTGTTTGCCAGTCAGCAGCCCATCAGCGGTCTGCTCGCGGATCTGCTCGGCTGCCGAACCTGCGCCGATCACGCCCTCTCCCAGCGCGCCAGCGGCCACGGCCCCTATCTTGGGTGCCGCCTTCAAAAGACCGCGCGCCACGCCCGCACCGCCCACCATCTGCGGCAGGCTCTCGCCGATACCCGTGGCGATGGTCGAGGGGTTCTCCAGCATGGCCTGGGCCGTGCCCGTGAAACCCTCGGCCTCCTGCACCTTGCGGTTCGCAGCCTGCTGGGCCGGGGAGTACATGTCGCTCAGGGCGTCCTGGGCGTCCTTGAAGCGCACGCCCGCGCCTTCCAGTGCCTTGCCGACCTGCCCGCCGGTGGGAATGTCGGCCAGGCCAACGACTGCTTGAGGGAGGCCGACGGCGCCTTTCAGGGCCGTGACCGCTACGTCGCCGAGAGTGCCGCCAAGGGTACGGGGGGGAGCTTTTGCGTCAGGGAAGGCGTCCTCATAGCTGAAGCCGCTCTTGTTTCCGCCCTGGGGTGCAGGAAAGGCATCCTCGTAGGAGAACTGGTTCTGTGCCATCCCCCCACTCTCGCGGCGAGACAGCGAGCGGCCAAACCCTATAGGGGGCAAGATCCTGCGCCACCCAAACGAATCATTTTTGATACAATAGACGAATGGACGAGCCGATCCTCAGCGTTGTCTTCTACCGTTCCGAGGCCGGCAATGAGCCTGTGCGTGAATGGCTGCGTGAGCTGACCGTAGAAGACCGCAAGGCCATCGGCACGGACATCAAGACCGTGCAGTACGGCTGGCCCCTGGGCATGCCTTTAGTGCGCAAGATGGAGCCCGGGCTGTGGGAGGTGCGCTGCGACATTGCCGACGGCATCGCGCGTGTGCTGTTCACGACCGTAGGCCAGCAGATGGTCTTGCTGCACGGCTTCGTCAAGAAGTCGCAGAAGACGCCCGAGCCCGACCTGAAGACCGCCAGGAGCCGGCTCAAGAAACTGAGGAGCACCCCATGAACAAGCACATCGGCAGCAACTTCGACGACTTCCTGGAAGAGGAAGGCATGCGCGAGGAAGCCACGGCAGCGGCCGTCAAGCGAGTGATCGCCTGGCAGTTCGCGCAGGCCATGAAGGCCAACAAGGTCAGCAAAACCGAGATGGCAGCACGCATGCACACGAGCCGTATGGTGGTCAACCGGCTGCTGGACGAGAACGACACCGGCGTGACCCTGGCCACCTTGGCGCGGGCCAGCGTGGCGCTGGGCGCGCCACTGCGGTTTGAACTGGGACCAGCCGCCGCATAAAACCGCAGCAATTTCCGATATTCAACCAACCACTAGGAGAATCAAATTGGCAGCAGAACCATTTCAGTCATGGACCTGTGACGTCTGCGGTCAGCAGATCAAGAAAGCAGAAGACGGATACGTGACCTGGACGGATGACGAAAAAGGCATTCGCGATATTCTCGTGATCCACAAAGGTCAATGCGATGATGGTGAACGCCATTTGTCCTCCGCACTGGTTGATTTCCTGGGGGCAGATGGGTTGGCGCGCCTGACCGCCATGATGAGCTACGGCCCTTTGAAGAATAACGAAGCCTGCCGCATTCACAACCTCGCCGAGTTCACGGATTTCATGCGCCGCATGCAGCTCCCTTTCTATGAAGAAGCGCGGCCAAAGTTTCTCAACCGTTCGGTAGTCGATGATTTCCACGACGCCAATGAAATCGCGCCGTACCTGCCAGAAACCCTGAAACGCATTTCCGAATACCCCGAGGACTAAGCCTCGCTGCACGAATTGCAGCACCTGCCTGTCTCTCCTGCGCAGGCGCTGCTACATTCCCCTCCAGGAGGGGGAACACCATGAACACCATCGCCGCCGCACGGCCGCCAACACCCTTGCTGTTCGCACGCCACATCGTCGGCATGATGATCCTGGCGCTGGCCTCGCCGCATATTTTGTATGGGCCACAGCGGGTCATGACGTGGCTCGCCACCTGGCTGGTGCCGCTGGGCATGGCGCTGGCAGTCTTCGCGCTGTTCGCCCTTTTCTTCACGCGCCGCGCCAAGGCAGCATGGCCCGGGCGGTTCTTCATGCTGTCCTGGGTGCTGCTGGCGCTGGCGGTGGCCGCGCCGTATCTGGAGACGTTCAACAGGAAGCTGGCGCGGCAAGCGGTGCAAGCAGAGCCGCAAGCGGCAACTCAACAAGTGCCACCACCCCCTGCCGAGGCGAAGCGCTCCTTCAGCTACGAAGAAGCGTTTCCCACGAAATAGCCTCAGACTGGATCGAAGCTGGCCCCGTTCCATCTCGCGGCCCCACGGGCGGTTTGATATACCTGACCCTTCACGAGACTGTCCCTGGATGGCGGTGACGCGGCTGCCGAGCTTTGTCCACCCTGCCCCGGCTGCTCCACGAACTGCCCCGTTTGGTTGTTGAGCACGCGCGCCGGCACGTTGCGCATGGCATTGGCTTGGGTGTCCCACTCCTGACCACCTGGCACAACCGTGAAGCGGTTGTCTTCGGCCTTCCCTGCCATCGCACGCAGCGTGCGCTGGGCCTGCAGCTTCTGCGTAATCGGCGCCTTCGGATCGGCCAGCACTGCGCGCAGCTGCTCTTGCTGCGCGGCGGCGCGGTTCGCGTAGCCCTGGGCCTCGATCTGCCCATCGGCCTTGCGTCCCTCAATGCCCACGCGCTGCTGGTCCACGGCTGCGCCCATGGCCGCGCGCGTGTTCGCGCCCTGCTGCTGCATGCCCTCGCGCTGCAGCCCGCCGTCCTGGCGCAGGCCTTCCTGGGCCAGCGCGTTGGCGCCGCGCACGCCCTCCAGGTCCTGGGCGTCGAGCGAGCGCAGCGCATTCGCCCCGACGGCCGCCGTCGGCCGGTGGATGGAGCTGGCCTGCACCTCGGCGTCGCGGCGCTGCTGCTCGGGCGTGCGGCTCCACATGTTGCCGTTCCCAGACTGCTGCCCGATCACGCCCGAGAAGCCGGGCTGCTGGGCCTGCGCCTCCTGGCGCGCCAGCTCCGAGCCGGGCCCAAACCCGAGCCGTGGCGCTTGGGGTGCGCCCTGAGCCTCGATGCGCGCCAGCTGCGATCCGGGGCCGAAGCCCAGGCCAGGCCCGGGCGCCTGCGCCGGCCGGCCCATGCCGGGCTGGAAGCCGCGGGCCAGGTCCTCGGCAGCCGCGTCGTTTTGCGCATTGGGCTGGCCGGTGAACGTGCTGGCCATGCCCATGCCGTCGGGCCGGTCGCTGTACTGGCCGCGGCCGTGGTTGTAGATGCCGGGCGTGACCTGGTTGGAAGGCGGCGCAGCGACGGGGCCGGCGGCCACGGGCTGGACGGCGGCCGCGCCAGAACTGCCGGATGCGCCTTGCGCGCCAGCGGGCACGCGCTGTTGGATGGGGCTGTTGGCCGGCGCGACAGGCGCGGCCGGGCTGCTTGCGCCGGCGGCAGAATGCAGCGCAGCCGCGCCGCCTGCCACAGGCGCATACGGCGCCGCGGCCTGCGCGGTGCGTCCCAGCGCAGTCACGGCAGGCGCAGAAGCGCCCAGCGCCCGGGCGGCCATGCCACCGACAGCGGCTGCAGCACCCGGCACGGCCGCCGCACCAGGCAATGCGGACAGCGTGTTCGCAACGTTCCGGCCCAGGTCGGTATTCAGGGCACTTCCCTGCGAACCGTCTGCAGCCGGCGCCTTCAGGCCGCCTGTGGGGATCTGCGACACCGCGCTGTCGCGGGTGGTCGCAGCGGCGTCGCCGAAGCTGTTGGGTCGCACGCGCTCCTCCTCCACGGCGCCGCCCTGCGCGAAGAATGCCCGCGGCTTGAACCCGCGCGGCACCAGGGCCGCGTCAGGCGCCGGCGTATGGGTGGCATCGACCACGCCCTGCACCGCCTCCGCACCGCCCATGGCGTGCACGGTGTCCGGCGGCAGCACGAACTCGCCAGGCTTGACCATGGCGGGGATGCTGTCGGGCGCTTGGTTCAGCGCCTGCGCTCGCATGGCGTCGCGGTGCGGCTGAAACCCCAGGCCCGGCAACGCATCCGTTGCCGCTGGCGCCTGCATGCCCGGCCGAAAGCCCAGCGGCACGCCAGGGGCCTGCGCCTCCTGGCCCATGCCCGGGCGAAAGCCGCGGCCAGGCATGGTGGAGGCCGGCAGCTCGGCCGCCTCGGCCTTGGCGCGCGGGCGCGGCTGGAAACCCAGCTTGGGCGCAGGCTCGCGCGGCTGGTCCTTGGATTTCTCGGGGCGGAATCCGTACATGGCGCGTCCTCAGAAAATGCTCACGTTGGCCTGCACCTCGTCGTGGCGCGTGGCGCGGCGCAGGTCGGCGTCCGGCCGGCGCCCGAAGTAGCCTTCGAAGGCGTCCAAGGCCAGCCCGGAGCGCACCGGGTCATGCGCGTCGGCGTCCGGTTTGCCAAAGGCGCGGTACAGCACCCACTGCACCAAGTGCAGGTGGTGGGCCTCGTGGATCTCGGGCTTGTCGCCGTCCTGCGCCATGTCTTTCAGCGGCAGGCGGTAGGCCTCCAGGCGCAGCAGCCCCGCCTCGCGCGGCACCGGCACCAGGCGCAGACGCGTATCGGTCTGGATGGCCCAGCGCGGCGTGTCCGCGGCCAGCTCGCGCCAGCGCGGCTCAGCGCGGTCCAGCCATTCGCGCGTGACCAGCTTTGGCTCGCACGGCCGGCCGGTGCCCTCCAGGTGCAGGTGCGCGATCTCGTAGACCTTGGCGTGCAGCCCGTAGTGGGCCCGGCCGGCCTCCACCTCGACCTGGCAGACGCTCTCGGTGTAGTCGTCCAGCAGCAGCCGTGCGCGCACCGCAGCCTCGTGCTGCGCCTCGTTGAACCAACCCACCAGCCATTCGGGCTGCCACAGATAGGGCGGCGTGGCCAAGTCATCCGCCTCGATGCGAAAGCGCCCGATCAACTGCTGCAGCGTCATGTCAGCGCACCCCGAACTGCTCGACCAGCGTGGAGACCTCGGCGCGCAGCTTGGCCACGCCCAGGCGCTTGTCCAGCTCCACCTCGTACTTGCGGGCGTACTCTTCCAGGGCCGGCTTGTCCATGCTCTCCACGGTCAGCAGCATGGCCTCCAGCTGCTGGCGCTCCTGATGCTGCGCGCGCTCGGCTTCCTGCTGGCGCAGCATGGCCGCTTCAAGCTCGGGATCGTGCTGCTCGGTGGTGCTGGTGTCCTGGGTCTCCTGCTCGTCCTTCTTGCGCTTGGCAGAAGGCTTGGCCGCCGCCTGATCGGCGGGGCCGAACTCGGCAAAGCGCAGCAGCTTGGCCGCCTGCTCGGCGGTCACCAGCTTGGTATCGCCGGGCTCCCAGGTGTTGGCGGACAGCTTGTCGCGGTAGGCCTTGCGGCCGTGGTAGGTGATGCGGGTGAGATTCACGGCGGATTCCTCGGAGTGGATGGAAAACAAGCCGGGCGTGCCGGCTTGCATTTCAGGGGTGGGCGGCGGTCAGGCCATACCTTCGGACGCCACGGTCAGCACCACGTCCACGCGAGACGCCTTGGCGTTGGCCGCGCCGCCGGTGGTGAGCACCAGCCAAGCATCCTTGGGCAGCGTGACGGGCGCGTTTGTGGTGGCGTTGCGCAGCCGGCCGGCGGCGTTGAGCACCAGCGCGGCGCCGAAGTAGTCGGCGTCCTGGGGCACGGCGGCGCTGTCCACGCCGTCCACGTACTCGAAGCCCAGGTCGCCCACCACGGCCGCCGTCATGGCGGTGGAGACGATGGCCTGGCTGTCCAGCAGCGTGGAGCCGGCGGGGATGACGCCCAGGCGTACCTTGTCGCCAGAGGCGATGGGGGCGCCCGTGTCCGCGCCGAACGCGCCGCCGTTGGATGCGGTCTGCAGCGTGTACAGCAGGCCGTGGGCATTGCCCCAGGGAGTCGAGCCCACGTTGACGCGGGGATTTACCTTCTTGGTGATCGTGGCCATGTCAGCCTCCGTTTTCAGAATTTGGAACGCGTGGATGAGTCCAGGCCGCGCTGGGCGGCCTGGCGTCTCACGGCTTACTGGCGGGCGCCGATGATCGGCACGGCCGTGTCGATGGCGAAGGCGCCGTGGTCGGTGAAGTGCTTGGTGCCGTTGCCCTGGTCCACCAGCCAGCGGACCTTGGCCAGGCCCTGGATGGCGCCGATCAGCAGCTCCATCTTGTCGCCGTGGTCGAAGTCCTTCTCCTTCCAGAAGAAGGGCATGCCGCCGTGGCGCGAGGCCGCGAAGGCCTGGGCCAGCGCCTGGCCGCCCAGCAGCAGCGCGCGGTCCACCGCATGGGTGGTGCCAAAGCCGGCGGGCACCACGCAGGTGCTCTCGGCCTCGCTCGTCTTGCTGGCGCAGTAGCGGATGGTGTCGCCGGCATAGAAGCGGATCGGCTTGGGCATCTTGCAGATCAGCACGCCGTTCCACAGGCCCACCTCGCCCAGGAACAGCGGGTGGTTCTCGGCCTTGCTGGCGCGCGCCATGGCGTTGGCCTGGAACTGCCGGAAGTTCGGGTCCTGGGCGAACGAGTGGTACTGCGCGGGCGAGACCAGCAGGCAGCGCAGCGGCGAGTCCTCGGCCACTTTGTCGCCGGGGATCTTGATTGCCGGCGGCGGCAGCGCGATGGATTCGATCACCGTGCGGATGCTGTCCACCACGTCCATGTCCAGGCGGTCAGTGGACGCCAGGTCCACCTCGCCGGCGTTGACCGCGAAGGGCTTGATGGCGTCGCCGTCGGCCAGGAAGTGGCGGTTCGCCGTGGGCGCCTTCACCTCATTGATCGCCATCTCGGCGAAGTCCGGGTGGTCGGCCGTGGGCAGGCGCCACTCGATGTTGTCGTGGTAGCCGCGCGCGCCGGCCAAGTGCACCAACATGGACTGATCCTGATAGGCGTCCATCAGCGACTGCGCGATGGGACGGCCGACCTTGCGGAAATCCACGGGCGAGCGCAGATCCGTCATGGTGTCGCCCACGTCCACGGGGAAGCGCGCCTGGTTCACGCGCACCCGGGCCTTGTCCAGCGTGATGCCGGTGCCCTTGCCCTCGGCCATGCGCGAGCCCATGATCGGGTAGGCGCCCACAGGCTGCACGAAGTGGAATTCCACCTCGTCGCCCTTGCCGCGGTTCAGGTCCACCGTGCGCACGATGGGCATGTCGGTGCTCGTCTGCTTGCGCAGCACCTGATTGACCTCGCCCTCGCTGGAGGGCATCTTGCCGACCATGCGGTTGAGCGTGGAATTGCGCTGCATGGACTGTGCGAACAGTCCCGCGGCCTGGACAAACTGGGCGTTCGGCGAGCCGGCGCCCACTGCGGTCTTGGTCATGGTGACCTCCTTCGATGGGATAGGGCTGCCTCATCACGAGGTGGCCCGGGTTTTCGTATCGCGCGGCTGCTACACCACGCTGTTCATCAGCCGGTTCTGCTTTTCAGGGCTCAAACCGGCCATGAAGTCCAGCAACTTCGCGGGATCCCCCGACAGCTGCGCGACACGCTCGGCATCGCTCGTGCTGGCGGCGCCCGGCAGCTCCGACAAACTGGCCGGCGGCTGGGCTTTCGCCGCCTCCAGCGCCTTGGCCACGGCTTCCTGTGGTGCCGCCTTGCCGCCTGTGGCCTTGAACGCCGAGAACACCTCGATCACCTGCGGCGCTTCGCCGCCCGACAGCGCCTGCTCAATGGCGGAGCGCGCGAAGCCGGGTTGCTCGTCGATCCACTTCTTGAACTCGGCGGACTCGTAGATCTCGTCGGCGTCTTTGTGGGCCTCGTAGATCGCCGCGCGGTGGGCATCCGCGCTGCTGCGGGCGTCGCGCTGCTGCAAGGGCGCCAGGGCATCCTTCAGCTTCGCATCCACCAGCGCTGCGGCGCGCTGCTCCACCAGGGCTGTAACGCCCCGGGCAATCTCTTCCTCGCTGAAGTCCCCGAACAGGGTCATGTCCACGCCCTGTGCCGCCGCGGCCTGGGCCACAGCAAGGTTCTTGTCCGCATCGGTGGGCGTCTGGCCGGCGTCCGCCCGGGCCTGCGCCTGCTCCTGTGCGACAGCGATGTTCTTGGCCTGATCGGCGGTCAGTTGCGCCAGCTGGGCCTTGAGCTGTTCGTTCTCGGCCCGGATGGTGTCGCGCTCCTGTCGCGCCTGGGTCAGCTTCTCGTAGGGGATCGTGTACTCGCCGGACTTGCTGGCAATCGGTGCACCTGCGCGCTCGTCATCCTGAGCTGCAGTTGCGCCGGCGGGCGCGTCGGCGGGGGTTACCTCGGTGGCGGTCGGGCTGTCAGTGCCGGTGTCGGCAGGCGCGGCTTGTGTGGCCTGACCCGCGTCCGCGTCCAGATCCAGCTTGCCGGCGAATGCCGCGTCGAGCAATTGCTGTGCTTCGGTCGTCAATCTGTGCTCCATGCACCCGGAATCCGTCCGGGACTGTTGGTGGGCACACCGTTGTGAGGATCGGGCCAGGGCCGAAGCCCTGGCCGTCACGCTCTCCGTCGGTGGGAATCCGGCTCTCACGAGCAGGTGGATGCAGTGTCCGGGGCGGCGGCGTGCAAGTCCCGCCCTATACCGGGCGGGCGGACCTCACGCCGGCAAGTTGTCCGCTGTTCCTGCCGTCTCGATGCCGCGCTGACCCGTGCCGGGCTCCTGCGGCACCGGTGGAAACTGCGGGCTGGTGTTCTCGCGCACGGCTGCGGCGCCCTCCTCGCCCGGCCGGCCCTGTCCCTGCAGGTAGGGCTCCTTCATCTGCACGGCAGCCTGCACGTCAGCCGTCGGGAAGTTCGGGTCATCGCCGGCGGCCGGACGCTGATAGCCCTGGCCCTGCATGATGGCATCGGCCACGGGCGCGATCATCGGCATCTGCGCCACCTGGGCGCCGGCCTGCATGGCCGAGAAGGCCGACTGCACGCCCACCTGCACTGCCTCGCGCACCAGCTTCTCGATCTGCGCGTCGCCGACACGCTCCTTCAGCGCCACCTCGCGCTCCTTGATGTCGTGCATCAGCTCACGCTTGACCTGCTCACGGATGGCCTCCGGGTCGGCCTGCGCGCCGGCCTGCGCTGTGCGGATGGCCTCCACCACCTGTTTCTTGCGCGGCAAGTCCATCAGGTCGATCAGGAACGGCAGCACCACCTTCTGGATGTCCGGCGGCATCGACTTGGCAGCCTCGGACAGCGCGTTGAGCTGCTGCGCGCGGAAGCCGCTGGTGCTGGGCACATCCTCCAGCGCGACCTTCATCCGGGTGCGCTGCACGTCGTTGCTCAGGTAGGGAATACCGGTGTCCGGGTCGATCTCGGGGTGGTTGAGCACCACGGTGCGTGGTGGATTGAGCACATCTCCCTCGATCACGATGGTGGTTTCTTCGTCACCCAGGTCCTCGATCTCCATGGCCAGCAGCATCTCGCCCACCAGGGCGCGCGATTCCTTGAAGCTGTCCATCAGATCGGCGATGCTGGTCTGCGACTGCTCCAGCTGGGTCTGCTCCTGCAGCCCCGAGCGGGCCGTGCCCTGGCGTCCTTGCAGGGCCGCGGTGACGCCGCTCACCCGCTCCAGCGCCGCGCGGCTGTCCGCCATCAGCTGAAACTGCTGGCTGTTGAGCTGGAAGTCGCGCTTGACCTCGAAGCGTGCGCCCTGATTGGTGCGGAAGTGATCCGCGTCCAGGATGATGTCCGCGTCCGGCCGAGCCACTTGGCGGCGGAATTGCTCGTCGCTCATGGCCACGGCGCCCTTGGTGCGCTCCGTCCTCGTGGCAGCCAAGCCCCAGCGCAGCTTGGCCAGCGTGCTGTTGAGATTGTCCTGCGGGAAGATCATGTCGCGCACCAGGCCGAAGGGCACGCCCGTCATGTCCTCTCGGTAGCCCCAGAACGGCACGTAGGGGAAATAGGGGTGAGGGTATGGACTCGGGCTGTCGTGCAGGCAGTGCGGGCCCATCCAATAGCTGCGCCGCACGCGCGCCACTGTCGTGCGCTCCAGCAAGCCCTGTCCGCTGGCCACAGCCACCTGATGCGCAGGGTTGGCCATGTCGAACTCCACCACGCGGCCGCCGCGCAGCTTGAGCACCACCGTGTTGACCCACCGGCGGTACCACAGCTCCACCAGGCACACCTCGTCGGACTCTCTGCGGTACCAGGCCTGCTCGCGACTGGTCCAGGCGCGGCTCGTGTCCATGCCGGCGGTCAGTCCAGTGGACACGCCGCCCTCCACCACATGGCCACCGTAGCCGCCCATGCCGCTCGCGGCCTCTGCCTGCTGGATCAACTCGGCTCGCTCCGGGAAGGCTGCGGCCACGCGCGCCTTCTTGATGAAGCGCTCGCGCAGCAGCCACGCTGCGTCGCCCAGGCTCCTCTCCTTGTCACGCATGTCCCAGAAGATCTCGCTGCGATGCACGTAGCGGCAGCGCTTGCCGTAGCCGAATGGGTCGCTGGAGCGCGAGACCTCCACCCAACCCAGGCCCACGCTGGCCTGCGAGCGGAAGGCCTCGCTCATGGCTTGGTCCGCCTTACTGTGGCGCTCGGCCTGGTTGAGCCGGTAGTTCAGGGCGTCGGCCACGTCCTGCCCGCCCGGGTCACCATCCGGCGTCACGCGCCAGTCCGTGCGCGTCTTGGCCTCGTAGCCGCACACCGCCGCGATGGCGGGACCGATCACATTCTCTTTGGCGGGCGGGATGCCGATGGCCTTCAGGCGCTGCAGTAGCCGGGAGTCCAGCTGGTTGCCGTCCACGTAGTCCGCTTCGATGTCGGCCTGCGCGCGCCATGGCGGCTGGTCGATGGCCTCGTCGATGATGGCCGCGAACTCGTACGGGGTCAGGGCCTGGCCCAGGTCTGCAGTGGCTGGGGGTTTGAGGTGTCGCATGGGGTCTCACATGCGCCAGTCGGGCGCTTCGGGTTCTTCGTAGTGGCCGCGGTGGGCTCCCGCCGCTGGCAGCCCTTCCACGAACGTCATGGCCACCGCATCGCCTTTGTCCGGGCTGCGGCCGAGCATTTCGCGGATGTCGTCCTTGCTGAGCATCTGCAGGGCGGCCAAGCGGCCCATGGTCACGACCTTGTAGCGGACGGCAGTCAGGTCAGCCAACAGCTCAGGATCGGGCGGGAGCGCGATGGGATCAGGCGCTGTGGGATCGAGGGCTTCGCGCAGGCGCCAGTACATCTCCGCGCGCCGGTTGCGAAACCGCAGATTCCCGGCTTTGGTCATGGCCGTGGAACCCTCGGCGGCATTCACCGCGAACACGTGCAGGTTCAAGCCCACCATGAAGTCCAGCGCGCTCGAGCCGATGCCGATGGAGTCGACGCAGATGGGGGCTCCATCGCGCACATAGGGCACCACGAAGGCGGCTGCGGTGGGCCCGTCCTTGGTGACGGCGCCCGGGGCCGAGATCAGCCGGTCGAACCAGTTGCCGTGCCGCGGCGCCAGGCAGCTCTTGTCGATACCTCCGCGTGCAGGATCGAATCCCATGGCTGTCATGGTGCCCTTGGTGTCGCGCTCCTTCCATCGCCCCTGAGCTGCTTTTGCCCACTCGGTAGGGATGACCTGCCATGCCGGGTCGGACGCCCCGGCGTTGAAGTCGCCCGACAGCATCTTGGAGCGCAGCGGCTCGGGCAGCGCCTGCAGGGTGGCCTTGTAGCCCGTGGACAGCAGGAACAGGTTGTCGTTGACGCTGGAAGGGATGAAGGTGCGGCTCTTGGGGCGCACCATGTCATCACCCACCATCACCGGCTCGGGGCCCGGTACCTCCTGGTCCTCGCCCTTTTCGTTGGTCACGAACCAGCGCAGCTCACCGGGCTTGGCCGGGTTGGGGTGGCTCGGCTCCAGCCAGGGCGCCCAGAAGCGCTTGACCCACTCGCCCTCGGGATCGGTCGGCGGGTTGCCGGCGCACACCACGCGCTGGCGGATGTTGGGGTTGTCCGTGCGCAGCCAGCCGATCAGCGAACGGAACTGCAGCTCCGTGAAGTGACAAATCTCGTCGAAGCCCTTGAGGTCGTGCGCGCGGCCTTGGTACTTGATCCAGTCGCCCGGCTCCTTGACGCTGCCCAGCTCCATCACGCGGCCACCCGGCAGGCGCCAGATACCGTCCTGGCTGTTGTAGCCATCGCGCGTGCCCAGGATGCGCGTCATGCGCTCCTCAATGCCGGTCAGCTGCACAGCCTGGCGCCGGAAGATGATGCTGTGCTGCTGCTCGGTGAGGCACAAGCCCAGCAGCAGGTCGGTCTTGCCGCCGCCTGCGGCGCCGCCGTAGAACACGATGTCAGCTTGCGACTGCATGGCCAGTGTCTGCGGGCCGGGCTGCGGTACCCATAGAGGCGCATCGCCCGCGAGCAGCAGCGCGTCAAGCTCGGCGCGCACGCTCGGCTCCAGCCCCTTGAGCAGCTCCATCACCTCGGCGGTTGTCAGGTCGCTCACGCGCCGCTCCTGCGCGCGCGCAGCGCCTCCAACAACGCAGGTGCACCGCCGCCGTTGAGCACGGCCGCCACGCGCACCGCACGCTCGGCATCCGTCATGTCGCGCGTGCTCTGTGCGCCTTCGCCGGCCGGGTTCTTCGCGTCCATGCCGAAGGCCTGGCGCTCCATGTCCACCAGCTTCTGCAGGCTCTCGGCCAGCACCTTCATGGTCTTGGAGCGCTCGGGCAGGCTAATGACGGCCTGGTACAGCTCGTTCAGCCGGTCGCGGCCGGTTTTCTCGTCAGGACTGCGCAGCAGATCGCCCAGCTCATCCAGCAGCACCAGCGTATCGGGATCGGTCTGGCCCTCCAGCTCATCCAGCAGCGCATTGGTCAGCCGGCGGGCTCGGTGAATGTCGCGGCGGTGCGCCAATCGGACTTCGGCGACGGCCTGCGCGTTGGCATTGACCACCTCCTGCTCCCTGGCTCTGGTATCCGCGGATACCTCGCTGGATACCATCGCCTTGGATACCAGCGCATCCGCCTTGGCCTGGATCTTCTCGGACAGGTCGCGTTCCCATCCATCCCGCTTCGCCCGCTTGTTGATGGCGCCATGGGTGATGCCGTGCTCCTCGGCAATCTGGCGCAGGGTCTTGATGCCGGCGCGGTAGTCCAGCTCGATGCGCTCCCAGTCGGGCGTAGGCGCACCAGCCGCCTTGCTGGAGGAAGCGGATGCGGCGGGTGGGGTGATCGGTGCGGCGGGCGTCTTGCCCGCTGGGGGTTTGGCCATGGCCGGGAGTGTTCCGGCCAGCGGGGATTGCGTCGAACCCTATACAGGGGACAGGGAATTGAGGCTCAACCCCATCTGCCGCGCATCCTCCCTATGCGCTCTCAGGGCGGCGTACTCCCGCTCGATCTTCTGGAGCTTGGCAGCCATCTCTGCCATCACCAGGGCCTGCTGGCGCCCTGACTCGATGGCGATGGCCTGGGTGGCCGCACCGGACTGCACCAGCGCCAGCGCCCGGTCTTCCCGCGGCGTCAGGGTCAGCACCTCGTCCCCGATCTCGATCTTCACCGTGCCGTCGGGCAGCACCATCTTGGCGATGGGTCGCGCGGGTGGGTGCCGCTCCACCGGCACGTACACGCCACGCAGCACGCGTTTGATCTTGTCGTCGTCCACCAGGGCGCCCAGGCGGTCATCCACCACGGTCAGCTTGAGGCCCGTGAGCTCGGCCACCGTCTCGCGCGTGACCACCTGCTCCAGGGCATGCAGCTCGCACACGGCGTCGTAGATGCGCTGCGTGCTGGGGATGGTCTTGTGCTCAGTGGTCATAGGTATTGCTCCCGATTTGATAGCTATCAGCGCTCATGGTTCCTGCGTTTGGGGTAGATTTCTCGGCCAAAGCCCCATAGCCAGCAGCCGGCGCCGGGTGTCTGCGGCCCAGGCCGGCTCCAGCTGCTTTCGCACGTGCTTGGGGTACAGCGCGCCCTGGTCCAGCTTGGAGTGGCAGCCGCGCACGCCGGGGCGGTCGGCGCATGCCGGGAAGCACGTCAGGTCGCTGGTCTTGATGCTTGCGCCCTTCCCAGTGTTGGCGTGGGCCGCCTGGCTGTGGCCGGGCATGCCGCAGATGACGCATGGCAGGCTGGCCACGGCGCGGCGGTATGCCTCCGACCGGATCGGGCGCTCCTTGTGCACGGGCGCGGTCGCCGCAGCCACCTGTGCCATGGCGGCGGTGCGCGGCGTGGCCTCGGCCATCACCCGGGCGGCGCGCGCGGCCAGGCGCTCGTCGCGGTCGGGGCGTGGCGCGGCGGCCCTGGCACGCGAGCGCAGAGGCGTGCGGCGCATCATGGGAGCACCTGATCTACCCAGTGCAGGCGTACGCCGGGCCACAGGCGCCCATCCATCACGCCGCAGGCGGCCTTGTAGTCGATGCCAATCTCGTGCGCGATGGTCGGCACGGCCTGCAGGCGCTCGAAAAAGCGGCGATGCACCTCCATGGCCTGCTCATGGGTCAGCCCGCCATCCAGCGCTGGCGCTGCGGCGCGCGGGAACTGCACTACCGTCTTCACGCCCAGCCCTCCACGATCATGTCCATCAGGTGCTCGGCCGTCTCGCGCTCCATCGTCGGCAGGATCACCTGCAGCACGCCGTCGAGCGCCGCGCTGTAGAAGGCGTCGAACGCATCCTGGTCCATGGCGTCGTAGCTGACGCTGTGAAGCGCCGGCACGAGCTCGCCGGTGCGCGGATCCGGCACCGGGTCGAAGTAGCCGGCGGCCAGCTTCACCGCCACCAGCGCCTTCTCGGGCGTGTTGTAGGTCTCGCTGTTTTCGGCCACCAGCTGCAGAAGCGCGAACATCTTGCGGTGATGGGCGCCGTTGCGCGGCCGGCTGGACTCCAGGCGCAGCCAGGTGCCGGGCTTCATGGTCTCCAGGCGGCGCTTGTAGCGGGCCCAGGCATCCTGGTCCTTCGGCGTGGCACCGCGCAGGCCGCGCTCGGTCTTGATGAGCATCACGCGCATGCCGTCTCCTCAAACAGATCCAGCGTGCGGCTGTCGCGCTGCGCCGCCGGCGTGCGGGGCAGCAGCTGCAGGCGCAGTGCGCCTCGGCGCTTGCGGGCGGCTTCCACTAAGCCGGCGCGGCGCGCGCAGGTCGGGCCCACGGGCAGCTGGCCGATGTAGACGGTGGCGCTGGCCATGGAGCGGCCGCACAGGGCGCAGTGCAGGTCAGCCATGGCGTGCACCTCCGCGCAGGTCGGATGCGCGTCGGTACGGCCAGGCCACCATGGCGGCGTCGCGCTCGTGCTCGTTGCTGCGGCCCATCCAGCCGGTGACGATGGCGAAACGGTCGGCCTGCACCTTGGCGCCCTTGGCCGCCGGGCTGATGCCGTGGGCGGGGATGCCCAGCTCGCCGCAGATGGCGGTGATCAGCGTGCACCAGGCGTCGACCTGGCCCACGTTGCGCGCCATCTTGGCACTTGCTGCCCCGCTCTTGCCGCGCGTCCAGGTGTGCGACTGCAGCCGGCTGTCCTCGAACACCACGCGCGCCGGCATCGCGGCGCGGATCGTGCGTTCGATCTCGTGGGGCGAGATGGTGTCCAGCCGCGCCAGTTCCCCATCCACGATGGTGGCCACGCCCGTGCTGGCGCCCGGGTCCATGCCGAGGATCAGGCTCATGCGGCAGCCCTTTCCAGCAGGCCGGCGAAAGGGTGGGCCAGGCGCGCACTGTCGCGGTAGGAGTCGCCCCGGCGCGCAGACGCCACGACATCCGTGGCGCAGTCGAACTGCTTGGCCAGCGCGGTCGAACTCTCCTTGCTCGTGCGCACGAGTTCGAGCCGCTCGGGGGTCAGCACGCCCACTTTGCCGCGCATTGCGGCCGACAGCCGCAGGCCGTGCGCCTCGCGCCACGGTCTTCCCAGCGCGTCGAATGCAATCTTCATGGCCTCGCGCCGCGTGACCTGGCGGTGGTGGGCGTGGTTGCAGCAGCCCGGTGTTTCGCATGTGCGCGCCAGGGTGTGGCCGTCCGGCAGGGGCTTGCCATGCACCACGGTCCACAGCACCAAGTCCACGCGGCGGATGTTGTCATCGTGGCGCATCAGGGCATGGCCTTGCCGGCTGTGCGCGCCATCCCACTTCAGGCAGTCGCCGCCCACATCCTGGCAGCGCAGCAAGATCGCTTGCTCCACCTCCTGTGCAGTGCGCTGGCGCGAGGCGAGCGAGTAGCGCCACGAGTCCCCTACAACGTCATGCCGCACCAAGCCCTGCTGGCGCAGGTGGCCAACGCGCGAGCGGATGAACAACCGGCCGCGGCCGGTCATCTCCACTAGCTGCATCAGCTTCACGGGCTGGTGTTCGGCGATCAGCGCCAGCAGATCATCGTCGCTCACCTTCACCCATCCGCCCGGAGTGCCGCTCGGACGCGAGGCCAATACCCACTTGCGCAGACCGTTGAATGCCACCAGCTTGATGCGTTTCTCGTGCTCCATGCGGCGCAGCAACGTGCGCATCGGGGCTTCGGCGCAGCCGGCCATGGATGCCAGCTCGCGCGTGCCATGCTCGTGCGTGGCCAGCGCCAGCAGCACCTGGGCGCGGTCCCACGGGCATCGCGCGATGACCTTGGCCGCGCCCATCCAGCACGTCTCGTCCGTCGTGCCGGGCCGATACGGCAGCGCCATCACGCGCTGATGTAGTGCGGCCAGCACGCGCACCAGCTTCTTTGCGCTCCAGCCTGTGGCCGCCAGCAGTTCGCTCTCGCGGGCGTTGCGTTCGTCCAGAATGGCCATCACCTGGGCCATGTCGTTTTTGAGGCTCATGCCGCCTGACCCTCCCGCTCGGCGGGCAGCAGCGCGCTCGGCGCGGCCTCCAGCGCGGCAAGCGCCTGGTAGCTGATCGCAGCCTTGCCGGCCACGTTGCCCTGGAGGAAGACCTGCTTGGCGCGCTCGGCGTTGCCCACCAGCGCGGGCTTCGGCGGAGGCAGCCCCTTGGCGCTGTACTCGTGGTCGGGGCTGCGGTCGCCCATCAGCCGGCGCGGGTACTCGAACTTCCCGCGGCCGGTGTAGGCACGGTGCGACTCGGTGAAGCGGTGCTGCAGGTAGCTCAGCTCGTCCAGCTGCGTGCGGCAGACCTTGGGCCAGCCGCCCAGATCCTCGATCACGGCGTGGATGGCCGGGTCATCGAACACCACGTCCTGGTAGGCGCCGACGGAGGACATGGCCTCGTGCACCTTGCCCCAGGCCAGCGCGGCACGGTCGGTACTGGTGCCCTGCAGGATGCGCGCGAGGTCGGCCACTTTCGGCGCGAACTGGCCGCGCTCGGGGTCGGTGGCGTGGCGCTGCAGCGCGGTGCGTACCTGCTCCAGCTCAAAGCCCTGACATGCGCTCCACCACAAGTCGAGGACGAAGCGGCTGGCGTCCTGGCGGTAGTAGGCCAGCACGTCGGTGATGAGCTGCGCGAAGGGCGCGCGGTCAGACGGTTGCATGGTCGGCTCCTTGCGCAGCCCAGTCATGGGCCACATTGCGGTTGCGGTGCTCCAGGGCTTCCTGGCGGTTGATCGGCTGGCGCTGTCCAGCGGCGCGCTGGCACGCGGCCTTGAGGTATTCACGGGCTTCCGCCGGCTGCTCGGTGACGGCAGCTGCTACGGCCTGCTGCACCACCGGGAACGTGTAGTCGCGAACCAACTTGCCCATGAAGGTGCGGGCCTGCGCCTCGTCGGGACAGCCGCCTTGCTCCAGCACGGACACGGCAGCCCGCCACAACTCGGCCTTGGCCATGTCCTCGGGCGTCTTGGGCTGGGTGCGCCTCTTCTGCGAAGCCGTTGCGCCTGCGGGCGGCCCAGCCGGCGGCGCGCCGCCGTCCGTAGCGTCAGCTACGGAATTAAGGTTTCCCTGTCCCTGTCCCTGTCCCTGTCCCTCTCCCTGTCCCTTGGAGTGCGTTTCCCGGGGGACGGTGGCACCTTGTCCCTTGGGACGGTCGGGAATGTCCCTGGGGACAAACAGCGGCTGTCCCGTGGGACACCCCGCGGCCATCCACTCATCGAACGTGGGACGCGGAACGTTGGCGCCCTCGTGCCGGTCGTTGTGCTTCTTGATGCGCGCGCACTCAGTGCGCCAGCGCTGCTCGAGCTTGGCCTGCCAGGCGTCGCGCGCTTTCTCGGCGACGACAGGGTGGTACAGGCGGCCATCGTTGCACTTCACCCAGCCGCGCAACGCGCCAGCGCGGACGCGGCTCCAGGCCTTGTCGATCTTGCCGCGCAGCTGGTAACCCGCCTGCTTGGCGATCCATAGGTCGTCGTCGGGAATGGATGCGGCCGGCACCTGGTGCCAGGACGCGGACCACAGCAGCACTGCCGCCCAACACGCCTCGGGCGTCTCGTTGGATGCGAGTTCTGAGTCGCGCAGACGCGCGACATCCAGCGGCATGAACGGGAAGTCCTGCAGGTCGCAGTCCACCGGGGTAAGCGGGTCAGGCTGAGTCATCGCCTAGATCCGACCGTGGCGCGTGCGCCGTGCTTGAGCGTCTGCAGCTGCCGCTCGAACTGCGCACCGTGGACCGCCCGCGCGGCTTCAGCTTGCACCGGGCAAGGCCTGGCGTGCCCGGGCTGGGCCCCGATGCGCCCAAAGTGCGGCGGCTGCGTCAGCACAACGCGGCGCACGGGGGCCGGGCGCCTCTCAGCCATGTCGCGACTCCCGCTCAAATTCGGGGCCCTCAAAAGACCCTATGAGCTTCACCAACGCCTCGCTACGCTTGGCGTCGTGATTGATTCGCTCCACCACCATCTGCTGATAGGTCTTGCCGTGCACCAGAGCGTAGATGCAGTCCCGCAGCACGCTGGCCACGTCCATGCGTCGTGCTGCGCACAGCTGCAGGAACAGCTCGTAGGTAACTTCGTCCACCTTGGTCTTGACGGCGCAGATGAGCTTGCCCAGGGGCCCGGCGATGCCGCGGGCGAACATCGGTCGCGCGTCGAGCTGAGCATCCAGCTGGTCCTGCACGTGGGCCAGCACACGCTCGGCCTGCTCGGCGCTCAGGGGGCGCAGGGCCTCGAGCACCTCGGCGGCGGCCCGCGCCTCGGAGGCGGTCAGGGGTTGGGGTTGGTCAGCCATGGGTGACCTCCCCTGCCCTGGTGGGCTCGGCCAAGTCGCTGACAGGCGCGCCAGAAAGAAATTCCGGCGGCACCTCAATGCCGCCGCGGACGCATGCGGCAATCACACGGTCAGCGAGCCGAGCCGGCAATTCATCAGGCCACTGCACGATGGCCGCGTGCGTGACGCCTATGGCGCGCGCTGCGCTCGACGCAGTGCCGCCGAGCATGTCAATGGCAGTTTGCTTTTGCATGCCGCCATGTTAGCAGTCTTACTTAAATTTGAGAAGTATGCTAACTGCGCTTTTGTGTAAGCTGTCTTACATGTCAACGCTGCAAGAACGCATCGCCGAGGTGATGGCTAAAACAGGGCTATCCGTCGGCGAACTCTCCCGACTTTGTGGCGTTTCCTCCTCCGCGGTCACGCAGTGGAAGGAGGGGCACACCAAGAGCATCAAGCCCGGACCCGCTGACAAGCTGGCGCGAGCGACTGGATACAGCGCGTTATGGCTCGCTACAGGTGAGGGGCCGATGCGTAACGCTCCGGCGGCGCCTCCTCATGCACAGGGGCCTGCAGCGTTTGCGCCCGTCGCCGCCGCCGAGGACGATGCAGTGGCCTATGGCTACGTGCGCCTGGAGAACCTATCTCCTGAGCCAGCCATGGGCGACGGTGCGGTGCTCGATGAGCCGATCCAGGTCGTGCGACAGCTAGACGTGTGGGAGCAATGGCTCCGGCAAAAAGTGGGCAGCGCGAACCCTGAGCGCATCCGCGTGCTGACCGCCAGGGGACGCAGCATGCTGCCGACCATCCAGGACCAGGACCTGGTTTTCGTGGATGTGTGGCAGCGCGAGATCCGTGAGCCGGGGATCTACGTGGTAGACGTGGCCGGGCGTCTGCTACTCAAGAAGGCCTTGATCCAATCCACCGGCACGCTGATCTTGCGCAGCGATAACGTGGAAGAGTACCCCGACGAGGAGCGGCACGACTTGGAAAAGGTAGCCGACACAATCAATGTTGCCGGCCGCGTGCTGGCATGGTGGACGCTGCGACGCGGATAGGCGGCGCTGTGCCAGGGTTCTCCCGTAAGCCTGACGCAATCCAAATGTTGCAACATGTACAGCGCCAGATAGGCGGCCTGGCTGCTTGCCGCCAAGACATGGAGAAACCATGAAAGCACTCGTCGCCGTCATCATCGCTGTTGCCAGCCTGTCCGCCTTCGCTCACTCGGGCGGCACCGACAAGAACGGCTGCCATCGCGATCACAAGACGGGCGGCTTCCACTGCCACTGATCGTTGAACCAATTTGCCGCTCGGATCGCTGGCGCGATCAGATGCCGCCACCCGCAAACAAACCGACTTTCAAAAAGAAGGCCTAGGAACTCCCGTCTCGTCTAGCCCGCCCAGCGCGGGCTTTTTTACGCCTCTACGGCCCGGCAGCGATACCTCACCCGAGGAATCACTCTAGCGGCCCGGATCTTCCGCCAGTACTATCGCGGCCCAAATCTAATAGGAGCGAGGGGTATGCACAAAAAAATGGCAAAACTGGTTGGCGCGCTAGCGCTGTTCGCGAGCGCCGCCGCTTATGCGCTACCAACGACATACACCTATTCCCTGGGCGGCGTCTCCGGCACCGTCAACGGCGTAGCATTTGGTCCAGCAGCGCTGTCCATCGTCGTCAGGGGAGACAGCGACACCGTCTCCAATCGAGCCTTCATTTATGGCACTGGCCCGTGTATCACCGGCACCACGGCCACGCTATCAATCAATGGCGCAGCGCCTGCGAGCTTCACCACCCCGATGACACTGTGCGTCAGCAGCGCAGGGATGTACGCAGGCATTTATGGCCCAGGTGGCGAAGATCTCCTGCATTTCGACGGCGCACTGGCAGGCCTTGATCTGAAGACGCCTGTCGGCCCATTGACCATGGCGGGGTCTGAGATTCATACACTGGACGGATCTCCACATGGCACATCCCTAGGCCCCTTTGCCATCACGAACATTGTCTACCCTCCAGTCACAGCATCCTTGACCGTCAGCCGCGCGCCGGCACCGGGCCCTGCCAGCATCCCTACGCTCTCCGAGTGGGGCCTGATCGGGCTCTCCTCGCTGGTTGGGCTGTTCGCGCTCGGACGAGTTCGCCGCCGGGCTGAATGAGGTAGCTGCTGCTCTGGTATGGGCGCCGGAGCAGGACATACTTCCCGGATGAGCAAGAAGAGGAAGAAGAGCAGTCGAGCCCGCACGCGCAAGCCGGCAGCCCGCGCCGCCAGCGGCATCCGCCGCACCATCGTCTCGCTATTCGTCGCCAGCGTCGCGGCGATCCAGGTCAGCAGTTGCGGCACCTCAGCTCCACCCGTGCCGCCAAGTGCTTCGGCGCCCTCCTCCCTGCCAGCCGCTCTCGCCGGCAAGCTGCTGGCCACAAGCTTCAAGGACTGCCCGCAGTTCTTCCCAGGGGGCGAGCCGCCTATGGTGCCCGCCGCGCCCAAGCTGCGCGAGCTGTGCTACGACAGCTTCGCCATCCTGCACTCGGGCCAGACGCGCACACCGGTGTTCGTGGCGCAACGGCTCAACCGCCAGCTGCTGCAGCAGGGCCAGGGCCTCAAACGCACAGACAGGTTCTTCGCGGATGCACGGCTGCCGAGCAGCGAGCGCGCTGAGCTGGCCGACTACAAAGGCTCAGGCTACTCGCGCGGGCATATAGCGCCAGCTGGCGACATGCCGAACACCACAGCGATGGCGCAGTCGTTCAGCCTGGCCAACATGGTCCCACAGGACCAGAAGCACAACAGCGGGCCGTGGGCCAAGATCGAGGCCGACACGCGGGCCTACGTGATGCGCGCGAAGGGCGACGTGTACGTGATCACGGGGCCGGTGTTCGACGCCACGCCGCAGCGGATCGGCGCGGGCGGCGTGGCGGTGCCGTCGCACCTGTTCAAGCTGGTCTATGACGCAGAGACGGGGCGCTCGTGGGCGCACTGGCAGCAGAACTCGGCAAGCGCGAAGGTAGAGAAGCCAATCAGCTATCAGGAACTGACACAGAGAACCGGCTTCGAGCTGCTGCCCAACTTTCCCCAGCAATAAAGCGCTCCTCCCAGCTTGTTCAAGCTGGCAAGGTTGCTATGATGTTGCAACTTGTAAGGTTAAAGGGGGTAATATGAGTGCCGTTAGAGAGCTGGCAGCCAACGATATGCCATTGTTTTCCAATCAAGGGGATAGCAAAAGCACTCTTGAAACTTTGGCCAGCACTCATACAGAAGAGCTTGTTATTGCCCTATGCGGGCCAATCGGCTCACCTCTTCATGAGGTTGCAGAAGCTATCAAATTCGGCATTTCTCAGAAGTACGGATACGAGTGCAAAATTGTTAGGTTGAGCAATTTTATATTGCAGCACTTTGCCAAAATTGGCACTGCGGCGGCCATACCAGACGCTCCAAAGGCAGACAGGGTTGAAGCGCTAATAGATGCCGGAGATAAGTTGCGACAGAATTACGGACCTTCTATTTTGGCGGATCTTGCAATCGCCGAAATCAGAGTTGACAGGGAAAGCCATAAAGAGGCCAAAGGCTCCCTTAACTTCTCCAGCAGAAGAATTTGCCACATCATTGACTCGATAAAAAATCAGGCAGAACTGGATCTGCTACGAGAGGTTTATCGAGAAATATTATATGTTTTCGGTGTATTTTCACCGATCCCGGCAAGAGTGTCGAAAATGAGTGACGGGGGCTTTCCTAGAGACAAGATACACGCCTTAATGGAACGTGATGCTCAGGGTGAAGACAGCTTCAGTCAAACCGTGGGGGATACCTTTCCTCAGAGCGACTTCTTCTTGCGCATGGATACCAATTCACAGACAGCCCTGTCCACCAAGGTCGAAAGATACCTAGATTTAATACTAGGAGCAAATATTGTCACACCAACCCGCGAAGAGTCTGCAATGTATGCTGCGGCATCTGCCGCAAGCAGCTCTGCATGCTTATCACGTCAAGTAGGCGCAGCAGTTACTGATTCCGCAGGAGACGTTTTAGCCGTTGGCTGGAACGACGTTCCCAAAGCCTTCGGGGGGCTTTATCAAAGTGATCGGGAAAACGATCCATACGCAACTAAAGATTTGCGTTGTTACAATCAAAGCGGCGGCAAATGCTTTAATGACGAAGAAAAAGAACTCCTTGCAGACGCACTAATAGAATCACTCGGCACAGAAGTTATTCCGCCGGACAAGGTCAAATTAGCCAAGGACAACATCCTTAGAGACAGAAAGATAAAAGGACTAATTGAATTTTCTAGAGCAATTCACGCTGAAATGCATGCGTTGATAAACGCCATGAAAATCTCTGGAAATAAAGTTCAAGGAGGAAGTATTTTCGTAACTACCTATCCCTGCCATGGCTGCGCCCGGCATATTATTGCCAGCGGAATTCACAATGTTTACTATATTGAGCCTTATAAAAAAAGTCTGGCTATTAAGCTTCACGGGGACGCCATTACAGAGAGCGAGAGCGAAACCAAACACGTAAGAATTCTTCCTTTTGAAGGGGTCGCGCCTTCAAGATATTTAGCCATCTTTCAGATGAGGTCAAATTCTAGAAAGTCTAAAGGAAGAAAAATAGTGATAGCTTCAGGCAATGCTGCACCAAAACTAGAAAAAAGCTTACAGTCGCTTCCAGAGCTTGAAAGTATGGTAGTGAAGAAGCTTCTTCAACGCGGCATCATTGAGATACCTGGGAAGAATTGATACAATCTTCTGTTGCACAGAGGGGGTGACATGGAAAACATACAGCTTGAGTTGGACTTCGAAGATCCACCAGAAGCAGGCTTGAACTCTGGCGCAGTTGTTGCCTTCAGCGCTTACGCCCATGCACGAGCACAACGGATCAGAGAAGCAGAGCGAGCAAAGCTGCTAGAGGAAATTGTTAGATCTGTTGAACATATCGCAGATGACATTTCTGATCTGAAGGCAATGTGAAGCAAAATTTGCTGACTATGAGGCCCGCCCCGAGCGGGCTTTTTTCATGCCTCCGCCGGCCCAGCGTCGAACACTTCCATCGCTGGCAGCCGCAGCAGTCCCTTCGCCTGCTCCATCGTTCCAGCCAGCCACGTGTCTACGTCCTCAGGCTCGATGGAGATCACGCTGCGCTTGTCCTGCCGGCCTGCTGGCTTCTTCGGGTTCGGCTTGTGCATGCGCCGCATCAGCGGATGGTCGTCTGCGTTGATAGTGAGCATCGTGTAGCTCTCGTGCTCCTCGCCTGTCACCTTATCCACCCACGAACTCCACAGGCCCGCTAAGCCCCAGGGCCGCCCGTCGGTGCGGCGAAAGCGCCACCACACATTCTTGCCCGTCTCCCAGTTCGGCTCATCGAAGGAGCTGGCAGGGATGATGCAGCGCTGCCCGCGGGCCCAGGGCAGCTTGTAGCTGGCCTTCTCGCTTAGCTCTTCCGACCGGGCGTTGTTGGTGGGGTACTTCAGGTTTGGCTCTTTTGCAAACCAGGGGATCAGTCCCCACTGCCCTACCGCCAGCTCTCGCGAATACTCGGTTTCGTGGCGCGCGCGCCGGATGAATGGGCCCTGCCCGTGCGGGAAAAGCACCTCGTCCCACCAGCGCACCGGGTTCTGACGTCCGATGTGCCACTCGCGCTCGATCTCGACAAGCTCAGGGGGTGTGTAGCGGTTGCACATCACCCCATCCTAGCCACACACAGCGTGCCTGAAAACCAGCAGAATACTGTACGTATACACAGTATTTAGGGTGTCACATGTACTGCGACGTTTACCTGCTGCGGCGGCAAGGGGTCAAGCTGTCAAAGGACGACGTGTCCGCCAGCAAAACAAACGGCTGGCTCTACTACGCCACGCTTGGGCCACTCGCCCCGCCAGACCGCCACGCCTTCCTGCTCAGGGATCACAGCGGGCGGGTCGGCTTTGACGAGGTTCTTCCACGCCTGCTCAACGCACGCCTGCGCGCGATCTCCGGAGGCATCTTGCTTCAGGGGTCCGTGCAGCCGGGATTTACTGGGCCGCACTTTCGTCAGGCCTGGTGGGTGGTGCCTACCGGGCAAGCCAAAGAGGAGCCGGCGCCATGAATGCATCCGGTCACCCCACCCTGCTGCGCATGCCCCAATGGCTCGGGCGTATCGAGGAGCGCGTCTTGGATTACCCCATCGATGCATACCGCGTTGACCAGATCAGCCGCGACTGGTTCTCCGTCATTGAGGTGCCCACGGCCACGCGCATCTATTGCGGCTTGGGACCTGTAGAGCTGCTGATCTCTCCCGCTCCTTTTTGACCCAGCCGCCCACCGAGGCGGCTTTTTTGCGCCCACCGGGATGGTGGGGTGGAGGAAGTGTAGCGTGCTTACATTTTTTCGGTAAGTATGCTTGACATTCTAAGTTAGTATGCTTACAGTCCACCCATCGCAGCACACACCAGTGCAGCGACGGGGCAAGCGGATCGGCGCAGCCCGACGCCGATCCTTCACAACGTGCATGCCCATGTTGCTGCTCCCACCTGCGGGGGCTTCGTCGGGCACAAGAGCGACCCTGGGGCATGGGCCCAGGCAAGCGCGGCGCCCCTGCCGTTCCCAGTCCACCGAAGCGCGGTACACGGGTCAACAGGGTGAGGCGTAGACGGCCGAGAACAGAAACGGTCATGCCGGTTGGAATCCCGGCAAGCCCTTGGAGACAGGGGCGAAACCTGAGCCGCGTGACAGGCGGCTGAGGTTTCAAGCCCCCTCCCGACCCAGGCCAAGCTGGGCTCTCCAGGGGTAAATGGAGAGAACCTTTCGGCGGCACGGCGCCGCTCTCTTGGACCGCCGAAGCGGTGCGGATATTGATCCGTCTCCTGGTGCCAGTGGCCAGGGCCATCAAGCGAGCACGCCCCAAAACGATGCTGGAAACCGTCTGCAGCGGCATAAAGGCGGGCTGAGTAGGGGTGCTCCCTTGATGGCGAATGCGAAGCCCTCCGCTATGCCGAAAGCGTGCGTAGCTTGGTGGAGCATGTGTGGCGCCTGGCGGCCCGCTTGCATCGAACTGCATGACACCCCGGAAAGACGGGGCCTGATACCCCTCGGGCGCCAAGCGCTCCCTTTCGCCCGGCACGCCCGGGCGCTTTTCTTTCCGCCGCGCCGGGGTGCGCAACTAACCCCGCCCTCCTCTCATTCCCCCGGCACGCCCCTCGCGGGCAGCGGCACTTTTCACCCACAGCCTGCCTCGCGCAGGCTTTTTTCGTCTGGAGCCTCCCGACATGGACACCCTGCACCCAACCATTGCAGCGTCGCTGGCAGCGTTCGCCCCGCCGACGCGTTGGCCCGAGCACATCCACGGCGCCATCGCCCCCGCCGACTACCTCTCGGCTGGTGACATCAGGGCTCGCCTGGAAGACCGCAACACCGCCGCGGCAGCAAAGGTCAGCGCTGCCATCACCGCCATCTCCCCGGTGGACATGACGCCCGCGCTGCTGGCCGACGTCGCCCAGGCCCTGCTCGCCCAGTGCAAGCACCTATCCCGCGATGTCCGCGAAACCGCCAAGGGATACCTGACCGACTTGGCCGGCGACATGCGCCATTTCGCCGAGCAAGACGCATGACAGCGCCCCTCTACATCACCCAGGCGCCCGAGGCACTGCGGGCCTGGCGCCAGCGCCAGGTCAGCGACCGCGAGGCCGCCGACTTGCTGGACTGGCTCGCCAGCCAGCAGCCCGACTTCATCAGCCTGGCCGGCGGCCGCGGCATCGACGTGGGCAACACGCCCGGCGGCCTGCTGGCGGCACTGCGTGCAGCGCGCCGCGAAGCGCCCGAGCCCGTGGCCCTGCCCCCGGCTGCGGCCGCGCTGGGCGCAGGGTTGGACTCGCAGTCCCTGGAGCAAGGAGAGCCGATATGACCCGCCCCAACTTCACCACGGCAGCTGCGGTCCTGGCCGTGTTCTCCACGTTCTTCTGGGCGCAGCACGACGACGCCCGCGAGATCGGCAACCCGCCGTCTACCAAGGTCATCGCCGATCAGGAAGACGCGGATGCGCTGACCAGCCGCGAGTGGGCTGGGCAGCAGGCCTGCGGCCCCAACAAGACACCCGAATGGCTGGACGACAAGACGCTGCGCTGCCTGCGCAATCTTGACGACAGCGTACACATGGCAAAGGGCCAGCCGTGACCAACAACACCCCCAGCTCTCTTCTTTCGCGCCGCGCCGTCGCCCTGCTCCTGGCCCTGTGGCTGTGGCTGGCCCTGCTGACCCTTTGCCTGGCCGCCGCGCTCGTGCAGATCACCCCATGACCACCACCCAGAGCCACATGAGCAAGATACAAACCGCAGTCCTCGGCGTCATGAAGGACATCGCCGCCATCGGCATCGGCAAGACTCAACGCAACACCCAGCAGGGGTATGCGTTCCGCGGCATCGAGGCCGCCATGAACGAGCTGTCGCCGCTACTCGTGAAGCACGGCATCACAGTCACCGGCTCCTACTCCGATCTGTCGATCAGCGAGCGCTTCAAGGGCGACCCGAAGGACGGGCGCGCGATGCGGTTCTGCACGCTCAAGGGCGCGTTCACATTCGCCGCCGAGGACGGCTCGCACGTGGTGGCCGAATGCTTCGGTGAAGCCATGGATTCGGGCGACAAGGCCGTCACCAAGGCCCAGTCCATCGCGTTCCGCACCGCGCTGTTCCAGCAGTTCGTGGTGCCCACCATGGCCATGGACCCCGAGTCTTATCTCGATCCGGACGACGAGCCCCGCGAGCCTACGGCGCTGGAGAAAGCCGCGCGCGATGCAGCCAAGAGCGGCACGGAGGCCTACCGCACTTTCTGGCAAGGGATCTCGGCCGATGAGCGACATGCGCTCGCCCACCAGCACGAGGAAATGAAGGCCGCCGCCAAGGCAGCGGACAACGCACAGGCGCCCGCATGACCATCGTGCACCACACCCACCCGCAGGGCTCGCAGGCTTGGCTGGACGCGCGCCGCGGCTGCATCACGGGCAGCAACTTCCGGATCGCCTGCGAAAAGCTCAGGACCGGCCAGCCCAGCAAGGCCGCGCTGGACTACGCCCGCGACTTGGCGCGCGAGCGTCTGGGCGGCCGGGCGCCGGCCAGGTTCCAGAACGCGGCCATGCGCACGGGCACCGAGCAGGAGCCCCTGGCGCGCCGCGCCTACGAACTGCGCACCGGCTTGCTGGTGGACGAGGTGGGCTTCTTTGCGACCGAGGACGGTGCCTTCGGCTGCAGCCCGGATGGTCTCGTACACACCGACGGCGTGCTGGAGATCAAGACGATGGTCAGCAGCGACACGCTGTTCACGGCCCTGGCCGAGGGCGACCTGTCCGCATACCGGGCCCAGTGCCTTGGGTATCTCTGGCTGCTGGGCCGCAAGTGGGTGGACCTGGTGCTGTGGGTGCCCGACCTGCAGCACCTGGCGATCCACCGCATCGAGCGCGACGAGGAAGCCATCGAGGACTTGGAGGCCGACCTGCTGGCGTTCCTGGCACTCACGCGCACCTACGAGCAACAGCTGCGCGCCGCGCTGGCGCCCCAAGGAGCTACCGCATGACCATCGCCGCATACCCCCTGGCGTGGCCGGCCGGCTGGAAGCGCACGCCGGCGCACGAGCAGGCTGTGGGCCGTTTCAGCGTGTCCAAACAGAGCAGCTACGGCCACTGGAAAAGCCGTGAAAGCCTCACCGTGGCCGAAGCCACTAGCCGGCTGCTGGACGAGCTGCAGCGCATGGGCGCGCAGCGCGAGGACATTGTGCTCAGCACCAACCTGGCGCTGCGCCTGGACGGCCTCCCGCGCAGCGGTCAGGCCCAGCCGCGCGACCCCGGCGCGGCCGTGTACTGGCGCGACCCGTTCAACGGACAGCCGCGATGCATGGCCATCGACCGCTACACGCTGGTGGCCCAGAACATCGCCGCGCTGGCAGCCACGCTGGAGGCGATGCGCGCCATCGAGCGCCACGGCGGCGGCGAAGTGCTGGAACGCACCTTCACGGGCTTCGCCGCACTGCCGGCGCCCGGCGCGCCACGCGACTGGCGGGCTGTGTTGGAGCTGCTGGACCTGCCCCTGCCGACACGCGCGGACGTGGAGCGCGCCTACCGGCGTCTGGCCGGGCAGCACCACCCCGACAAGGGCGGCAGCGCCGACAGCATGGCTGAGATCAACCGTGCACGCGACGCAGCACTGACCTGGTTGCAGGCACGCGCCTGACGCTACTTACTTGATAGCAGGCAGCGCTTGCTAGATAAGCGCTGGGCCGAATTTGACCGAAAACCTGAGCCCGCCGCGTGCGGGCTTTTTCACGCCCCAACATGACATCCCAATCGCAATGGATCGGCCGCGCCGTCCGCATCATCGACCACACCCTCAAATCCGAGCGCGAGACCTTCGGCGGCCTGCGGGGCGTCGTCGTCGGGCGCATAAGCGGCGGACAGTACAGCGTCAAGCTGCAAGATGGCCGCATGATCTCGCGCCCCGTGGGCCGCATGGTCCGCCTTGAGGACTTCGACGCGCCGCCGCAGCTGCCCATTGCCACCGCGCACAGCCCGCAGCTGTACATCCCCCCTGTACACCACGTCCGCCCGGGTGCTGACGACTACCTGCTGCACCCATCTCGGCGGGGCAATATGCGGGTGTGGCGTGATGGCAGACAGGAGCGGGTGCAATGAGCAGCCCCTTCAAGCGCCCGCCGACGGGCCGAGAGCTGCGCCGCCAGGCCGCGCGGGCCGAGCGGATTGCCGCGGCCCGACCCCGGCCACCTGAGCGCCGCGTGGTGCGCGACGCCAACGCCCAGCTGCTGGAGCTGGCCCGACCTTTCGAGCCCGGCGAGAAGATCGCCGACCACATCAAGACCCGCCTCGCGTTCAACGCGCTCAAGAGCGGCGCAGGCACGCACGAGGACTTCCTGTACCTGAGCACCACCATGGGCGTGCTGTTCTGGCGCGCCGTGGAGATCGACGCCGCCCTGGCCGCCGTCATGAAGCGCGGCGCGCTGGCCATGCAGTCCTGCTGGCGGCGGCGCCAGGCCACCGGACGCTTCGGCTTCTCCGGCCCGGAACTGGTCGACCTGGCCGAAGCCATCGACACAGCCGAGGCCATCACGGACGCCAGCACGCCGCTGCAGTTGATCAACGCCGCGTGCACCGCGCACCGACACGGCGAGATTTTCCGCAGCTGACCACTATCAAAAGAATAGCTGCCAGCGCACGACCACTATGCGCTGGAGGCCAATTTCCCTAAATTTTCTCGCCCGCCCCATGGCGGGCTTTTTCATTCCCGAGGCACCATGACCGACACGCAACCCCCTTCCCGCCCGCCGTTCAAGCTCCAAGGCCCGGCCGCCATCAAGCACCTGAACGTGCGAAAGGAGGGCCCCGAGGACGAAAAAGTCCTGGCTGTCGACGTGAAGCTGGTGTTCAGCAAGGTCGACCGCCGTTTGTGTGCATATTTCGATGACGCACTCGAAGGGTTCTTGTGGCGCGGCGACACGGACGCTCTCATCGTGCGCAACGACTTCCTGAACCCGGTGGCGTACTTCAACGAAGTCACCGGCGCCACGGTCAAAATCGGCATGCGAGAGTTCTGCGGCTGCGACGTCAAGAAATTTAGCATCCAGCCGGCTGACGGCGGCGTCATCACGCTCACCTGCAGCGTGTCGCTGTACCCCAGCTCGAGCGACGTGTCCGATCTGGCCCGACTGGTGCAGGACGAGGAGCGCGTGGAGATCGAGGGGCCGCCCGACCTTTTCGCGGCGTCAGCCGCGGAAGCGACCGATGGCGACGAGGCACTGGGCGGTGAGTCGTGAAGGCTATTTCAGCGCGGTAATCAGGGCCGCGACAGCCGCAACGATTGCAGATACGCCGAGCAGCAGTTTCCAGATTGCCTGTATCCAGGGCCCGGCCTTACGTGCCGTGACCCATGCCCTGCATTGGCGATGAAGCTCTGGATCATGGGAGAACCATCCTTCGTCCAGGCCGCGTTGAACATCAGCCAAGCCGTACTTGGCCTCCCGCGCCTCCAGGAACCTACGAATTTTCGGATCTAGTGCCATGAAACCTCCACCAGTGGATGAGCCCTGATTCCATCAGACGAGAGGTCGAAGTGCACTGCGGCCCAATTTCGCTGCTCCCCTCTCCCACAGCCCCGCCCCCAGAGCGGGGCTTTTCTTTTTCTGGACGCCATGACGACCACCCAAGACGCCTACGACGCATTCCTGCGCGCCAAGCCCGCTACTACCAAGCGAACCGTGCACTGGTGCTGGAGCGCTTCCGAGCGCGGCGCGGGAGGCCGATCAATCCGTGGGGGCAGTTGGTGCCAGCACAGCGCCGGGCACCCTGACGCTAGGCGTGAACGACGGAAAAGGTTCTGCCGGAGGCTTCGTGGATCAGCTTCCCGTCCTTCTCAACGAGCGGTTCCCCCTCGGGCGTTTCAAAGCGCAGGGGCGCTGGCTCTGGGGCGCGTCGATATGTGCCACGAAGTGCAGTTGGAAGTAGTTCGCAAATGCGTATCACGGTGCTGGCGGCTCCCGCCTCATCGATCACTTTCAAGTGAGTGCGAGCAAAGACAGTGGGCATGTTGGCTCCTTCGTTGATGAAGACCCACTTTTCCACAAGAACTCACCAAGGGCCCTGCGGCATCAATTCGGACTCTTGACAAAACCGTCTAGGTCACCCCTTTTTTTCTGGAACCAATACAGCGCAGCGCATCGCCGCTGCCATCCGCGCCCGTAGCGCCAAAGGAGAGAGCAAATGAACGACAAGCTCATCTATTTGATCGAGAGCGGCCCAGCCCTGCAGGCCGTCAAGGACCACATCAGCGAGCGCAAGCGCGTGCAGAGCGAAGTGCGGGCACTCGCGGAGTGTTACGGCGTGGAGCAAGGCAGCATTTGCCGCAGCACCGGAGTGCTGCTGGGCGTGCAGTTCAAGCCCCGTCACGCACATCCTGACTTCTGCAAGCCTAAGAAAGGCATCTCATACCCAAAGAAGGGCACAGAGGCCGAGACGGCGTTCAAGCAGCAGAAGGGGTACGAATCGGCGAGCGAAACGATTTCCGAGTTGTTCTGCGTCCCGCTTTGGCTCAACTGGACACACCCGGATGGGTCGAGCGGTGGATGTTGCGTTGCTTTCCCGCTGACGGAGTGCGGGTTCCTCTATCTGAGCGAATCGGGCCCATATGCCATGTGGATACCTGATGTGCCGGGTGCCATTGCGCGCATGGAGGCAGAGGGCAAAAGGGTTGAACAGACCTTCAACCCAGACCTACCGGGCTGCCGCCAGCTCATGCGCGAAGAATGGGATTTCATGGTGGCGCAACACCAACTGGACAAGAAGCGCCGTGAACTGGAGTTGAGCCATGTCGAATGACACCATCCCTGTCCCCACCGGGGCGGATGCCGCAATCGCCCAGCTGCGCGAAGCCCTGGAAGTTGCCCACGGGCACATTGATATGGAAGCGCTGCGCATCAGCCACTGCAAAGATGCAGCGCTTATTGAGGCCGCCCTTGTCAGTGCAGCGCAGCCTGCTGGCGAGTATCCGCCGCTGCCTGGGATGCCAGCCCATTATGGATGTGGTGAGCCATTGGCATACACCGCAACACAGATGCGCGCTTACGTGGATGCAGACCGCGCGCAGCGCGCATCTCGTGGGCAAGCACCAGCACCTGCTGCTGTAGCGGGGCCGACGATGGACGAGGCCGTTGCCGCCGTAGACGGAACCCTGCATGGCGCCATCGACTACTGGCAGCAGCGGGCGCTGGAGGCCGAGCAGCGGGTCGCCCCAGCAGCACAGGGGGATGCGGACAGGCTCGATTTTCTGGACAAGGCCCACGCCGGGGGCGTCCGCCTGGATGATCGTTCTGGGCTAGCGCCGCAGTATGCCTATTGGGGCCCTCACCACAAAACAAAGACGGCTCGCGCCGCCATCGACGCCGCCCGCGCCCAGGCCAAGGAAGGAGGTGCGGCATGAAAGAGCCCTGCGAACACGGCTGCAACGGCTGTGACGACTGCACCGACTACGAGGACGATGAAGACCACGAATGCCAGAACTGCCATGGCAACGGCATGGACCCGTGGAATGACTATCTGTTGCCGTGCCCTGAGTGCGGCGGAAGGAATGGCCCATGACTGCCCGCTGGTACATGGTCAACAAAGACGGCATGGCCACGCTGTGCACTGACCGCGCCGACGCTGAAAAAGAGGCAGCCGACGCACAGGCAGCGTGGCCAAGCATGGGACCGCATCGGGCCGTGGAGCTGGTCGAAATGGAAGCCGGGAATGCCAACTGACACTGCCGGCCCGCCCAACGCCTTACAGCTAGTGCGCCCGCGCGCCAAAGCCCAGCCGCCGGACAAGCAGGCGAAACCCCACCCGCGCAAGCGCGGTGCCGACCTCCCAGGCTCGCCGCCAACGCGGCTCCCCGATGACCTCAAACAAGCCCGCTGATGCGGGTTTTTTCGTTTCTGGAACCCTGAAATGCTCACCCCCCAGTTCATCCTCGCGCTGTCCGCCAAGCTGGTGATCGACCTCTTCGCCGGCGGCGGCGGGGCCAGCACCGGTATCGAGCAGGCCATCGGCCGGCACGTGGACGTGGCGATCAACCACGACGACGATGCCATCGGCATGCACGAGATCAACCACCCGCAGACCCGGCACTACCGGGCCGACGTGTGGGAGGTGGACCCGCTGGCCGTCACACGCGGCATGCAGGTCGGCTTGCTGCACGCCTCTCCCGACTGCACGCACCACAGCCAGGCCCTGGGCGGGCAGCCGCGCTCGCAGGCCATCCGCTCCCTGGCTTGGGTGGTGCACCGCTGGGCGGGCAAAGCCAAGCCCGATGTGATCACGCTCGAGAACGTCGAGCAGATGCTTCAGTGGGCGCCGCTGGTGGCCAAGCGCTGCCCGGCCACCGGCCGCGTCATCACGCTGGACAAGGTGACCGATGCCGCGGGCAAAGCCGCATTCCGCGTGGCCGCCCCGGGCGAGGTCGTGCCGCGGCACAACCAGTTCCTGGTGCCGGACCCCAAGCGCAAGGGCCGCAACTGGGAGCACTTTGTGGCCGGCCTGCGCGCCATGGGCTACAAGGTCGAGTGGCGCGTGATTTGCAATGCGGACCTGGGCGCGCACAGCACGCGCACGCGCCTGTACATGATCGCGCGCCGCGACGGCCTGCCCATCGTCTGGCCCGAGGCCACGCACGCGAGGCGCCCCACCGGCACGCGCAAGGCCTGGCGCCCGGCGGCCGACTGCATCGACTGGAGCATCCCCGGGCGCAGCATCTTCGAGCGCGAGCGGCCGCTAGCCGAGGCCACCATGCGGCGCATCGCGCACGGCCTGCGCAAGTTCGTGCTGGACAGCCCGGAGCCGTTCATCGTGCAGGGCGCCGCGCGCACGCTGGTGCAGACCGGCTACGGGGAACGGGAGGGCCAGGCGCCGCGGGCGCTGGACCTGGGCGCGCCGCTGGGCACGGTCACCGCCGGCGGTCAGAAGTTCGCCGCGGCGGCCGCGTACCTTGTGCAGGCCGGCCACGGCGAGGGCCAAGGCGGCGGGCGCCGGTGGAGCTACGGAGCCAACGACATCACAGGACCGCTGGGCACGGTCACTGCGAGCGGCGGAGGCCAGAGCTTGGCCACGGCCTTTATGGTGCAGGCAAACGGCGGCTTCAACACTACACCGGCGCGTGATCTGCGCGAGCCCGTCTCGACGGTCACCACCAGCGGCAGCCAGCAGCAGCTGGTCACGACGCACTTGGCGACCCTGCGCCAGCACAGCACGGGGCGCGACGTGCGCGAGCCCCTGGCGACGGTGGCGGCCGGTGGCGAGCACCACGCCCTGGTCCAGTACCAGCTCAGTCAGGACGACGAGGCCGGCGCGCTGCGCTGCACGGCGTTCCTCATGCGCTACCACGCCAGCGGCGGCCAGTGGTCGGACCTGCGCGACCCGATGACCACCATCACGACGCATGACCGCCTGGCGCTCGTGACCGTGTGGCTCAAGGGCGAGCCCTGGGTGATCGTGGACATCACGCTGCGCATGCTGGTGCCGCGCGAGCTCTACAACGCCCAGGACTTCCCCGCCGGCTACGTGATCGACCGCACGGCGGCCGGCAAACCGCTGACGAAGACGGCGCAGGTGCGCATGGCCGGCAACAGCGTGAGCCCGCTGCCCATGCGGCTGATCGTGGCCGCCAACTACACGGAGGCGCAGGCGGTGAAGCCGCGCAAGGCGGCGTGACCGAAGACGCGCCCCCGCCCGACTGGTACGCCGTCGATGAAGCGTACCTGCGCCATCACCTGAGCTGCCTGGTCTGCGCCGCAGCCGGCAAGAACCCCGACCTGCAGCGCTGCCCCCAGGGGCAGGAGCTGTGGGACGCCTACAACCAGGCCGGAGAGCCGCCCCACTTCCTGTGGCTGCGCCGGCAACCGCCGAGGACTAAAGCATGAGCCGCCGAGCACGCACCAGACGTGACCGCCGCCAGCCATGGCCGGATCACGACGACCAACCCGCCGCCTACCAGGGCGGCTTTTCTATTTGAAGGAGAGGGCCATGTCCGAATACTTCAGCGCTCTGGGCCGTAACGCTTCAGACGGCCCGACCTCGGCGACCGCACTACCGGCCGAGTGGGTGCTGGCATCCAAATATGAAGAGCTGACCGGCATCACCCGCGAAACCGTGAAGCAGCGCAAGAAGAGCGGCGTCTGGCGCGAGGGCCAGCAGGTCGCCGTCGTGCGCCGTCGCCTCTATGTCAACATCAAGGCAGCAGACCAATGGATCCGAGACCAGCTTCCCAAGCAACCCCGCCCGGCGTAAAGATTCGGGACTTCGTTGCCGGGCCTCGCCTGCAGATCGCTTTCAGCTTGGATGGGGAGCAGTGCCGCGAGTTGCTGCCGCCCTGCCCCATCAACAAGTCCAGCATCCAGCGCGCCTCCGCGCTGCGCGAGGAGATCCGGCGCAAGATCAAGGACGGGACGTTCTGCTACGCCGACTACTTCCCCGACAGCCCGCGCGCCGCGATCCCGAAGCAGGACAGCTCGCTCATGGATCGGCTGCTGCAAAAGCAGCTGGAGACCTACGAGCGCCAGGTAACCAACGGCCGGCTGGCGCTGTCCACCTATCGCGGCTACGCCAAGGCGGTCAACGGTGCCCGGATGCGTCGCTGGCATGGCGTGCAGGTGCGCGACGTCACCCCGAGCATGCTGCGCTCATGGGTGTCCGAGATGGACTGCACCAGCAAGGCCATCCGCAACATGCTCACGCCCCTGCGCAGCGTGTTCGAGGACGCCCTGAACGACGAGCTGATCGATTTCAACCCCTTCGACCGGATCGCGCTGGCCAAGCTCATCCGCCAGACGGCCAAGGCCAGCGACTACGTGGTCAACCCGTTCACGGCGGCGGAACGCGCGGCGCTACTGGATGCCTGCCGGCCGGACGAGCGGCCCATGCTCCAGTTCTGGTTCGCCACCGGCCTGCGCCCGGGCGAGCTGCAGGCCCTCGAATGGCGGCACATCGACTGGGACCGGCGCGTTGCCAGGATCGAGCTGAACCAGGTGGCCGGGGAGATCAAGACGCCCAAGACGGACGCCGGCACCCGAGACGTGGACCTGGACGCCAGCGCCATTGCGGCGCTGCAGGCCCAGCGTCCGCTGTCCGAGGCCAAGGGCCGGCGCATCTGGCTCAACCCGCGGGACGGCCAGCCTTGGTCGACCGACGCCCAGGTCCGCAAGACCTTCTGGCTGCCGGTGTGCACGCGCTCCAAGGTGGACTACCGCAATCCCTACCAGGTCCGGCACACCTACGCCTCCACGCTGCTGACCGACGGCCACAACCCGTGGTACGTAGCGGCCCAGCTGGGGCACAAGGACGTGGAGATGGTCTTCCGCACCTACGGCCGCTTCATCCGGGAGGATTACCAGAAGCCGAAGCCTGAATTGCGCAATGCGGAAAAATCCAAATCGGTGTGAAATGCGTGTGAAATCGGTGTGAATTTCAGGACACCACAGCACCCCGCAGGACAAGAAAAAACCGCCACACACCTTGGTTTTCAGTGTGTGGCGGTGTCTTGGATGGTGGAGCTGGCGGGAATTGAACCCGCGTCCGCAAGCCTTTACCGGGCAGATCTACATGTTTAGCGTTCTGTTTTGAGTCTCACACCCCACATCGCGCAGACGCACGCTATGCAGGATGCCAGTACCCTTGAATCTCGCACCATGCCAAGGTACCCGGCACGGTGCCAGCTGATGTGAATTCCCTTGCAGCCGGGAGGCCTTGCGGCCCCCTTGCCCAGCCCATCAGCGTGCTGTTGCAAGGCTCACCGGTATTTAAGCGGCGAGTGCGAAACGTTCGTCGTTTGCAGTTGGTTTATTGAATGGAGATTTACGAGCGTCACTCAAGCTCGACATGCACCACTCCGATTCCGAACCCACGTCGAAACCAGGACAGCCCCAGAGCCTGTTATTTTAAGACAGATCCAGTAGTTTCAAGAGGTCCAGGGGAAAATCTATCGTTGCGTCAGCCCCCCAGGCGGTGACGGCCGCATCCTGGCCAAGGTAACCGTACAGGGCAGCCACCGTACCCATGCCGGCCGCCTGACCAGCCAGGATATCCCGGTGATCGTCACCGACGTAGATGCAGGCCTGCGGCGGCATTCCAAGTCGCGTCGCGGCCTCTAGAAGTGGGGCAGGATGCGGCTTGGAGTGAGGCGTGGTATCGCCACTGACCACGACCGACGCACCGTCGAACAAACGCAGCCTCTGCACTATGAGATCAGTGAACCGGCTGGCCTTGTTGGTCACCACCCCCCAGCGCACCGAGTTGCGCTGCAGCACGGACAGCAGCTCATCGACTTGAGCGAACACTTCGGTCTGTTCATGGATGCAGCGCTGGTAATTGTCGAAGAACTCATCGCGCAGCGCGGGGAATGCCTCATCGTCGGGCTTGATGCCGAATGCTATCGAAAGCATGCCACGCGCACCTGCGCCCGCCATGGAGCGGTAGGCTGAGAGTGGCAGGGGTGCCAAGTCCCGCGCCACGCGCAGCTGATTGGCTGCACGGCCCAGGTCTGGCGCACTGTCGATCAGCGTGCCATCCAGATCGAACAGAACGGCCCGTACTTCAGACCACCTTGCGCCGCTCAT